TAATGTGGCGACACTTACGCCGAAAACCGTAGCCGGGACAAGAGCAAGAATAAACGCCCTTAGAGAGTTTAACGGTGTAAACATTTCCTTTACTACCCTTTACACTCCAAGAGTTTTCACCGGGCGGAGACGCTATCTCACGTGGCTTGTAGACCATGTATTCTGATAGCTCGTCGAGAGTTGTGCCTTCTGGCACCTCAATCCACACAGAGCCAGCGATCCCGTAACGGATCCCCTTGTGATTTGTGAAGATCGCCGGTGGTATTGAAACTTCAACTGGACTCATGTAAGAACCGCTCCGAGCGCGAAGCCAATGGACACAAGAAAAATAAACTCTAAACGCATGTTAAACTTCCTTTATGCCGCAGGGCAGGTGAAAAAGTGAATGCTGAAGAAAAGCAGCGCGCCCCAGCATACGGCATCCACCGCCACCAAAGTCATCGCAAGTCTGTTCTGTCCAATCTTTATCGCTGTTCTACTCATAAAACTCTCCTTTCTATACATATAATATATCATCGATCTCACCATAAGTCAAGCACTCTTTTGTAAAGAAGATGTCAAGTAAACAACATCGTAGTTTTCTTCGTCGACAAGACACTCAAGCCCTTCACACCAAACTATCCAGATACCCGGTTCTGTGACAGGTTCAAACCGACGCAAAACTATTGCAGGATTTGAATAATCATCATCCGAATAGCCCTCGGGCTTGAATGATATTAGATCACCTACTCTCACTAACCACCACCAAAGTATCCGTACCAATCCATGCAATCTCGCCATCGTGAAATAAAACTTCGGCCGATTTTGTTTTGTGCCCAGTTCTAGAAAGTTTAACGACGATCCCATAATCTAGTTGAGACTCAACATCATCATTATCTACGCTTTCAAACTGCACTAGATCACCTACTTTCATAATCTTCTAACCTCTTTATAACGTCATAGCGACACAACTGCTTGCGCGCCGAATGAAACCACACAACTTCATATAATGTCTCAAACTCTAAACTCTTATTAATAACAATGCCCAGCAGGTATTTCTGTGGGTGGATCGTGCCCTTGGCATGCACAACCAAATCACCCACTTTCATCAACTGGATCCAGTGCAGCAGACTGATCATGTGTATAATGCCAGTGCCCATTAACTTTATCCCAAATGACCACAATATAATCTTTGGTAATCTTCTCGACGGTTCCCAGTGCATTCTCAACTGACATGACCTTTTGTTTTGTTACTCTGTCTCCAGCTTTCATTTCTTAACCTCAATGTTAAATGATTCCATTTCAACTTCAACTTCAACCAACTTCCGTGACAAATCAATAATCTGCTGGCGATGATGTTTAATCATGCGTTGGTGCGACTCGATGCATTCTGAAATAAGTTTCTTTTCTTCTTTACTTAATACCACTACTCAACCAACTCCAAATATGATTCGTGAAACTTTAGGATTTCTCCATTCGTCATGTAAATGTTATATTGGTCTGTTTGTTGGGCTGTAACGCCCTCTTCATTATACAAGCGCGCTACGTGAGCAAACCCCTGCACGTGACCAAGCCGAGATTTCGGCATTCGATCCGAATGCGTGCCTTCTTTGATGCGAACAAAGTCACCTTTCTTAAACGTCATCATTATCCTCGTCTTCATTTGGATCAAACTCCCATGATTTTTCGTAATAGCCATTCTCATCGTACCCAGCTTCGTGATAATATGTATTGACCATATAATCATCTGACGAATATCCATCGTATCCAAAGTTGTTCGGATCATCAGGGTTATAAGTCATCATTGAGCCTGTTAGTGAATCAGAGAGGTTGACCATGATCTGCTGAAGGACATCACGCATATAATCAATCTCGTCCTTCTCCTCTTGTGCCAAAGCCTCCGCTTCGGCTCTTGCTTCAGCTTCTTCATCTTCTTTCCGCTGTTTTCGGAAAGCATCAAGATCAACAATCTCACCCATTAGAAAGGAACCTCATCGTAAGAAAGTGGTGAAGACTCCCACACAAGCGGGTGCATAACAACATCAGCTGATCGCTTTGCAAGCGAGACATGCTGAGAAGTGGTCATCGAGTGAAACCCACCAGACCCAGCCATGAAGTCCGCGATAACGCAAACACCGGCATCCGTGCGCGATCCGATCTTCAAGCGATAAGAGAACAGTTCTCCATCAAGTGTCATCAGTGTGTTCTTATGGTTGCGCGCATTTTTTCCGTCCTTCCATGCACGAACGACGTTAAGGTTATCAGTTACTTTTACAGACATGTAGTTCTCCTTTGACTTACTCTATAAATATACACCATTGACGAAAAAAAGTCAATGTATTTCTTGTCAAGGACATGTCAAATGCCCGGATAGCCAGGATCATCATTGATAAGTGCCTCGGTATAATCTTTTGTAAACCTTAGCCCGGCCGGATCTTTACCGGCTTCGTGCGCTTCGATTGCTTTCTTTGCAAATGACCGCAGCATCTTGATATGCTTAATCTTTCCGTAAGAAAGTTGATGACCGTAGCTGCCGGGTGGTCCATACTTTTTGTAAAAATGCCCAGCGATCTTGAAAGCATCGTGGATGCCGTCGATGTCATCGGTGTCTATCACTAATGTTAACTTCATATACTACCTCTATATTATCTTTACGTGGTGACAAGATATGCACGCTACCGCGTTCAATGCACCACATTTTCCACATGCAAAACTCACCCATATCAGGTGTCTCAAATACAACTCCGTGATAAGGAACGGTCCACAGTGGATCGTTAAGTTCATTAACACCATCACGGTATCGAACCTTTACCAGATCACCGAGTTTCATCGATTGAACTCAAGTCTGCTTGTGGGATGCCGCGCAAGTCACCCTTAAAAAGAATGCGAGCGAACGGCTCATGGGGGATTGCTCCCCAGTTAATAGCTTTGCCTCTCTCATCAGTGCGCCAACACTTGCTTTCGTAAACTTCCGTTACCAAACAAATGCTACCGTTCCATTTTACTAAATCACCTGCTTTCATTTATAACCTCCAACCATTTCTTAGGCTCCCATGATACCTCTGCATCTTGCAACCAGTATACTTTAACTCTACTTAAACTTGGCGTACCTCGGGGTATGCCGTCCGGCTTTGTCCGAAGGATAATACCCGTTGCGGGGTTATTGCTGTTGTCACGATAACAAGAACCGGGCATTATTACCAGATCACCAACTTTCATGTTTGTCTCCTTACCCTTATAATATATCCTATCTTGCGGCTGAAGTCAATGTTTATTGTGTCAAGGAAATGTAAAAGGAAATTTTAGGCGGAAAAAAATCGCGTGGCGGGACTGGTATCTATACTCTCGCCAACCCATTCGTCGCGTAGCGGCGCGGCTTGGGAACATGATTCCACTTCACCACAAACTTCGGGTCGCCGTGCGTAAATTCGATAGACAAGACCAAACCTAACTTACCTTTCCAAAACTCTCGATTACTATTGCGGCGAACTAAGTCGCCTGCCTTAAACTTACAAAATGACATTATCTACTACTCGCTCTTAAAGGGGCTACACCCGGTGGGACTTCTCCAGAAACCATACCGCCATGCTTGGCGATCACTGTAGTAACTATCTGGCTCGGAACCCAAGCGTAAACAGTTCCGGTTGGATCATCTGGTTCTTCGGCAAACTCCATTAGCAAATCTTCGCGGCAGTTTGGAAACCCGACCTCCACTTCGGTATAGTTATCCGCGTCATCGGCGCGCGGGGTACAGTAAGCGGTGCCGTGAGCTTGCACGCTCATCTTAAATCCGTCCACGCACTCAACCAATTCATATCTTTTGCCCGTCTTCATGTTATACTTCTCCGTTAAGAATCTTTTGGATTGCTTCTTGCAATTCATAAGTATTCATGTGTTTGTCTGGCAAGCCATTGATAATCTGTTGGATATCATACAACTTTTTCTGGGGTGAGATTACTTGTATTCGCGGATTGTCGGTTTGCTTCTTCATTTCTTCTGCCTCATCTTTTTTGATGGGGCTCCATTTAGTTGTATAGTGTTGGTAATCGTGATAGCTCATTATATGGCTCCGGCTGGTTTGTTAAGTGGTGCGCCTAGTGGGAGTTGAACCCACGACATCTGCTTTATAAGAACAACGCTCTAACCCCTGAGCTATAGGCGCATAATCTGGGGTTAACTTTTGGCGTCCGGTCAAAGACTCTGGTTTATGTTCGGGTAAGCTGTCTCCTAAAATGGCTCCCGTTGAAAGACTTGAACTTTCGACCCTCTGATTAACAGTCAGATGCTCTAACCAACTGAGCTAAACGGGAAAATAAATGGTACGTCCTGTAGGATTTGAACCTACGACCCTCGGCTTAGAAGGCCGATGCTCTATCCAACTGAGCTAAGGACGCTTGTTGAGTGTCATGGCATCTCGTAAACATCGTGGGCTTGCATAGCGGTCATGGCAGGATCGGTTCGACTGTCTTCTACAAAGTTTTCATAGAAATATACTGGGTGATCCCCCGATACCAGAGCGATCAAACACTCTCCGTTGCTAGCACCCATCTTGGTTGCTGTTAGCCACGCTTCGGAACGCGACATCACTCCAGTATATCGCGAGCGGGTCAGCTTACCTTGGGGGTTTTGAAAAATAGCAGTGTAAATCATTTCATCATTCTCCATCATTTGATTTGTACTCTCCACATATAATAACAGGGTCTGACTCCTTTGTCAACTTTAAAATATAAAAAGAATCACCCTCACTAATCTCACACGGAAATGCGTGCAAAGGTATAACTGCCATGCTGGACTCTGCCAGTGGCGGATTTAGATTAACCTCAACTGAGGCAAAAAACTGGTCTGTGGAATCAACGGTACCGACCAGAACAAAGGTTGCTAATGCTTTTATCATTATGTTATTTTCTCTTCGATTGAATGGTGGGCTCTCTCGGGCTTGAACCGAGGACCATCCCGTTATGAGCGGGGTGCTCTGACCAACTGAGCTAAGAGCCCTTTTATGTAAATGGTGGGTCAACTGGGACTTGAACCCAGAACCTACGGCTTAAAAGGCCGGTGCTCTACCAATTGAGCTATTGACCCTAAAATTATTCCGTAGGTGCTTTTATTTGTTTGGGTGGCTTACACAACCCTTCTTCGATTAAATGTATGGCGCGGCGCCCGAACCAGCCCTGAAGAGTCCAGGCGAGCCCGGAATCAATGAGTTGTTGCCAAGCGGCGTAGTATTGTTCCGGGTTTTCTGGCTCGTCATAACCTTCTGCTATATTAATTGCTTCGATGTTCGACATGTATCACTCCGGTATGTAAAGTTTCTTCGTGAACTGTCAGAAGCTCCCCGGTCTGCAACAAATGAATCACCCAACCTTTCTCAGTGGTTTGAACCACATCATCAACTTCTTCAATCGCAATGCTTTCACCCTCCACCTCACACTCTGCCAATAATACTGCCGGTCCTTGATCCAGCCACGCTTTTACTTGCCCTGCTTTCATTTTTTTGAACTCCATCGTTCGTTGATATTTATGATTTGACCTTTATGATTATACACAAAGACCTCTAAATTGTCAAGCATTAAAAGATTTTTTAATTTCTCGTAATCTTGATTATATTTTTTAGATGGTAGGACCGGCGGGGATCGAACCCGCATGCCCATACGGGCGAGAGATTTTAAGTCTCTTGTGTCTACCAATTCCACCACGGTCCCTTATTACTCTATTATAATACCACTACTGGCAACGAATGTCAACCATTTTCTCTCTGTTTTTTGTCAAGCATATGTCAAGAGAGTTTGACCAGTTCTTCTTCCACAAAAAATCGGTAGGAGTGATCAGTGCAGTACACAACATAGATTACTTCTCCTGGCCAATCTTCATACTGGGCATAATCAACCTCAACGACGATCCCAAAATAAGGGGGCTCATCGAACTCATCTTGATATTGCGGGTAGTAGAACTGATAGAATGTGTACCGACAACGAACGAGATCGCCCACGCTATAGCGAGCATTTGGTATACTAGATTCCACATAGTAACTATACTCTTCTCACCCAATCTGCTGGGCACCACTCTTCTTCTTCTGTAATCTGCCCAGTTTCATACAAAGAAGGGCGGTCAAACCAACGAATCCGCACAAACTCTTTTTTAGGCTTCTTAGCCCACGATGCGTTATAGATCATACACGTGGTGATTAGTTCAGGATACTTTGCTTCCAGTTGTATATTGCGGCGCGCGGAAACCTTGGCGTCATGACTGTCGCCAGCCTTCGATAAAATATCAGTAAACTCATCGAATGTCAAACCCACGTCTGCTTTCATTATGAGATCGGGTGTGTGTTCTAACACAATGCCCATCCCTTTCTTTTTACGACGATACATGCAAACAAGATCGCCAACTTTAATTTTAGCCATAGTTTCTCCTACCCTCTTAATATACCACACTCACAGCCAGATGCAAGCGTTTTGTTGTCAAGGAATTGTTAGTAGTCGTCGCGTTCTGGAGCCTCCAAGATAGCGTCAATGTAACCGGGGGGAGCTTTCTTAATAATATAACGCCACCCCATCCATTTGCTATCCCATAATGCATCAGACAAGAATTTAGGCAGTTGCTCTGATGGCTGTTCAACTTCCAAGACCAACACAATATGATTGCCTCCGTCATCAGACTCAAATCGAACAGTAAACCTTCCGTCGAACACACCGGCAGCGTGCTGCATCAGTGCCTTCTTCGCTTCGTCTTTATCTGCTTTCTCTCCAAGATCAAATTTAGCCATGTCAAGTTCCCCCTTTGCTTAAAATCTCAACATCATCTTCTACGCCATCTAGTATTATCAAGCGATAGTCTGGATCAAACCCGCAAGAATGAACCACTATAGCAGTTTCTCTTTTGCTGGATACTTGCATGACGATCCCATACTTATAGATCGGGTCTGCTCCAACCAGCTTATCGGGGTAGGCGGCAAACGTGGCATGCCCTATAACCCACCGCACCAAATCACCTTTAGAGAAACTGTCCACATAGTAACTATGTCGCTACAGTGCCGATAGGCTTGCTAAGTGACCTTTAAGCTGCTCGTAGCCACCAATAACGATACTTTCGTTGCCGGTCTGCTGAATAATAATAGGAAAAGTGGCCCAGTTATACTTTTCTTTAATTTGTTCTCGGTAGGTTTTTGAAAAATCAGTCTCAACAAAGACATATTCTTTAGCTGGGTAAACCTCCATCAAGTCTGCACACGCACGGAGGCAGGCAGGACAGTCTGTTATCCCATACACTATATAAATCATTCTTTTAGCCTTGTCTTATATATGGTGATTATTGAGCGGTTTGTGCGATAATCTACATGCAGATCACATTTGCCTTTCAATGTATTTCGCAGGTTAGATACCGACGGCTCAACACTTTTTCCTTCATGGTACATGACCACTTGAGTGTGTCCACGATTTGCTAATTTTAGCGCATCCCGGTGAACCGCTTTTATAGATGAATAGACACCTCTAAACGAGTCCCTCTTAGTTGAGTCGAACAAACAATAAATATAGATGTTAGTCATTGGGTTGTCTCTTCTCCTTCAATAAACAAACCTATTGTTATCTGCATGGTAACCTCACAAGCCTTTAACATCTGCTCTTTTTCCCTAGCAATCTCTGCGTCGTCACCAACACAAGCAAGCCGATATTCCTCTTCTGCAATTTCAAGGCGCTCCATTGATTCCATCATCATTAAAGAAGTAAACAAGTTTGAGGCGAGCTGTTTCATTCTCGGTTCAACTTCAGATAGTGGACCCACCATCAATATGTTACGTGTCCGATTCACCTGTACCTTCCAAGTCTTCGATAGTCTTTGTTAAAAATTCTTCTTGAATTTTGCAGTTAAGCAACTCTTTTCTCAGTGTCTCTTTCTTATCCTGTAGGATCTGTAGTTGAATAAGACAGAAGTTTTTGACAGTTTTTATTTGTTCTCTCATTATACCTTCTTACAGCTACCACAGCGCCGCGTCTTCTTCGACGTCGACTTCTCTTTCCTCGACATGTTTATTTTCTTAAAATTATCTATTTTATCTGAGAACATCTTTCCGTGCGCCATAACACGTATGTTATTGGTGTCGCGACTAAACGCCCCACAAAGAACCACTTGGTTAGAGGGTACGTGCAATATGTACTCGCCGGGAAAAACCTTCGCAGTATCCGCTATCTCGACAAATTTCATGCTAACTCCATACTCATTATATCATCATATGCATCATACTTCAAATCGTTTAATTTTTGTAGTGCATCCTCTCTTCTAAGAATCTTAAATGCTATATTTTCGGCTGAAAACTCTTGCTCTGCGCTCTGTAAACCCGCTCTTCTCATCGAACGTATCTTTAGTTTGAGCCTTTCAACGGCCGCCAAAGCAGAACGGGGCTTCTTCTTTGCAAATTTTTCAATCATATTTATCTGAGTCATTACATCGTCGCTCTTTGAGCGCGCGATAGCAAAGTCAAAGTGGACATCGGTGGGGTCTGGTTCAATGACCCACTCATCTTTCATTATAGAATAAATACCTGACGATTTATGCACATCCCCTACGTTTTCAACGTAAACCTCAACTTCATAGCCATAAACTATAATGTTGTGAAGCTCGTTCCAGCGCATGCGTGCTGCATCAAAAAATGCCTTGACTATCTCTACATCAGTATCAATTTTTGAGAAGTCTACAACCAAGTGCAGGTCTACATCGGAGTACCTAGACCAGTTGTAGTTGGCGAGACTGCCAGTAAACCTAAGATCGATCATCTCGGTTGGCACATCAAGTCCATCAGCAAAATCTTGAGCAATTCTTTTGAGCCGGCTAGCTATTTTAGGATTAAGTTTGTTGTCTTGCCAGAAGTGAGGTTCAAGTGTTGGATTTTTTTCAAAAGATTCTGGCTCAACGTCTTCAAATCTAAGCCGATCAGTGCCGGCACGTTTTGTCTTGTTATCAAACGGCGCGCCACTCGACAGGTTCTTGTGTCCTGCGGGCTGCGAGTATATGTCGTTCTTTCGACGCTGGGCTTTATACCGTCGTTGTGCCTTAGTCGCGTTGACTTGGCTTGGTTCTGGTTGGGGTCTTTGATCTCGGGCATCGTCTTCTTCTAAAGACGGACCAGCGGCGCCGACACTACCACCGCCGGGAGCACCGGGAGGGGCAGAAACTTGATTTCTGTTCTTCTTGCCCTTCAAACGAGGATCTTCATCATCTTCTTCGTCGTAGGGGCTACCATCCGTTTGTGATCCCTTATCGAGCAAATCCCCCATCGATTTGCGTAAACCGGCGACGGATGCTCTCTCTTCTCTGAGTAATTTAAACCATTTGTCCATATTATAATTAGTTTACCACGAAGATAAAGCTACCCTCTTCCAAGTGTTATCGGCGACACAAACATAGATGTAGTCGCTATCATACCTTATCTCACCCCTAAACCCGTTTGCTGAGGCAGAAGCAGGTGCGTTCTGATCGCGAATCGTTATTTGATCCTTGACCTCTAAGTTGCCTTCAACTATTACGTTTTGATTTTCATCAATTGTAACCGCAGTTGTGGGCGAAGTTGCACTACTTTTTGTCGTTCTCATCACTATCTTTGTTGGGTGAGAGGTCGTGCTGATTGTACCTGCGGCTTGGGCATACATGTCAGCAAAATTATCGTAACTATTGCCATCATATGCCAAAAATCTAACTTGGCCAAGAAAGTCGTTATTTTGTACAGCGGTCGGTGATGCACCGGTGCCTCTTGCTTTCGATAAGTCAAGCTGTGAAGCATCACCGGAGTTGTCAGCCTGACTAATCAGCAGCGCGCCGTTGTTGATAGAATCCGAGTGAACATGTAGTGTCGTCATTGGTGTATTTGTCCCAACGCCAACTTTATCTGCCGAGCCGTCAACAAATAGCATGTGTGTTTGGTTGTCAGACTCTACACGGAAATCTACCAGCGAATCAGAAGTTTGATTCACAACAACCTCGGGAACAGCCCCGTCTAAGCGGAATCCTTCTTTAACTGCTCCTTGATCGTTGACTTTGAAAACGATGTGTTTGTTCATCGTCTTGTTTTCAAACAGAATATTATCCGCTGAGTTTACCCCAATGGTAGCCTTATCCGTCCCACCTTCGCGAAAAAGAATTGTTGGATCTGTTGCATTTAGTGTTAAAATTTCTGTGGGGGTTGTGGTTCCGATGCCGACCGCATCAGCAATTACGTGCAATATCTGTGAACCGCTGGGGCGTAGCGTTATGCTATCTTGACCAAAATCAATGTAGGTGGGTTCACCCTCGCGGTCATCTTCAAAATAAACGTCGCCTTTTCTTACGCTGCCTGTTGAAAACTTATAACTCATATGCCTTATCCTCCATCGTACATGGCTTGTTCACCATCTTCAAAGGTGATTATTGTTTTGTTTGTTGGGTGAGGTTTGATATGGATTTTCAAAAAATCATCAAACGCATCAAAAAATGCAATACTGCCGCGCGGGGCTGGTGTCAACCAGTGAATAACAGTATGTCCCGTTGCGAATGTGGCGCCTTCGATAACGACACCCTCACCAGATATACCAGTTTCATCACTTTGGCGACACACCGTAAATGTTCTAATGCCTTCTGGGGCACGATTACTTGGTTTCTTAGGCTTTAGATCCTCGGGCTCGGTCGACAATTCTGCGATATCTGTAAGCTCACTCATGCTTCACCCTCTGGCTCTTCTTCTACGATTGCGCTTATATAAACCTCTTTCATGACTTCCATCATTGCAATTTCAGATTCAATTACATCAGGGCATTCTTCTTCCACTTCGATACCTTTTTCACAAAAAGTCGTCTTTAATTGTTCGATTTTCACTTTCATATCCTTTATCACCGTATCCATTTCTTGAAGTTTCTGTACTATCGGTGCATAGCAAAGTGGTCCTTTAAATTTTGCCATCTCTTCATCCCTCCTATTATAACATGTTCCAGTTAATTTTGTAAAGCGGTATAACTATTACCACGTCCTCCAGAACATCAATTCCGTAATCCGTGGTGCCAACACTAATTGCTACTATTAATCCTATCATATCCCCAGACTCACTAAAGACCCCAGAGCCTGATGAGCCCGGCCATGCAAACGAATGCACGTATATATTCTCGCTAACATCATGACCAGCAATCTGTCCTCCGAAAGTTAGAGGACCAAATCCATTAGGGTACCCGGTATAGTAAACGGTTCTCTGAATTGCAAGGTGTTGTTCCCAATCGCGATTATTCGGGTACTCTCTCGGAATCCTGATTGGAGTCCTTTCGGGTATTTGTTCTATTTCTATTATCGCGTAGTCAATATCTCTGTCGATCATGGCGATTCTTACACACTCGGTCATGTGCCCAGCAGACAAAATACGGATAGAAGGGCATTCTCCAACAATCCCATGACTAACTGTTATAATATAGTGGCGACCTTCTAATACAAAATAAGTACCAGAAGATGATGAAATATACCCATCTCCAGAAATGGACATAACATTAACTGCGCTCTTCCTCGACTTCTTAACCGTTGATGCTGCGCGCTTATCGAGAAAGCTCGATACATTATCTGGGGATTGTATACTTCGGGTACTTGATATCTGCGCCTGCTTAAAAGAAGAGGTCACCGCCAAACCAATTAAAAAAGTCGCCACAGCGACAGCCGTAGTAATCCTGATTGCACTATCTTTCAGGCGCTTGAGCATTATTATACCTGCTTTTGGAAACTGAGAAATACGGGCAACTCTTCAAGTCCGGCGCGTTTGGCAAACCAAACTAGATCTTCACTTCCGGTGATCTTAGCGCGCCCATTTTGTCCTATAGCTAAGTATACTGGGTATCTTGCACCGGTTCGGATGAAATTCTTGTACCGGCCGTCAAAGTCCATTTTGTTGCCCCGATACTCTCGTGACATATAAGGCAGCAATTCTTCGACCGGTATCATAGTGTGATATCTCATATCAGTAGAATTCGTTGGTGCATCATAAGTCATGACTCCTCCCTCTGCCCAGTCGTCTATCATGGACTGCACCGCAGGGCGTGGTGTTGGTCTACGATTAGAGATGTTGGACCTTTGGGAACCCAAAGCGCCTGCCAACCCTCCGAAACCGCCTACATATTCCTTCATAATCTTAGACTCGCGGACAGTACGAATCGTGCCCTGCCTATTAGTGCGGTGCATCGCAGAAACCGTTAAAATTTTAAGACCCTTAATTCTCCGCAGACCCGGTAAAAGTACCTCATCACGATATTCTACACGTGACCGAGCGCCTATGAGCCCGAACTTGATATCGTAAAGCACGTATTCTGAAGTTGCTGTGATATCTCTTTTCTTATCTGCCTCGGGTCGTACTGTCGTGACACCAGGGATACCACGAATCTCGGTTGCTGTTTCTGACTCCGTGCCGCCTATATCTTTTGAAACGGTGCAACCAACCTGTACCGCGTAGAGTCTAAGATCGTATGCTGCGTCAACTTCTTTTATTGTTCTTTCTATTCTCGCTATCTGGTCTTCAGCTGACTCATCCATGGCGCTTGCGCTCTTGGCTTGTGCTTCTGTGGCTGCACCAAGTTTTCGCACGTGCTGGAATACAAGATCATCAAACGTCCGGGGCTTGCCTAAGTTTGCGTCGTCATCTAACTCAATGCCAGCATGCTCACCAAACAACCGGAAGCGCTGGCTGACCAGTGGATTTAACCAATACTTCCACATAATAAATCTTTGGGCTTCGTTCATCTTTTCGATGTTGTTTTGGAACCACATGGCAATCATCATTACCTTCTCAGCTTCTGGGTTGCCGGTGTCTGCATTGGCAGAATAGATTGACTTAATCTGTTGAATTGCTTTGGCAAACTCTTGGTTGCTATAGACTTTATCCTTTACTGTCTCGGCTCTTTCTACCATTGGCTCAAGCGAGTACTCAATGATCTCATTGGCAGCAGCCATGATTAACTGTGGGTTCTTATCTAAGAACTCTACAACATCTCTAACTACCTCGACCTCGCCCTCTGGAGACTTGGAGCTAACACCGATAGTATACTTCCACGCGATGCCCATATCAGGGTAGCGGTATCGGTACTGCTGACTGTAGCTGACTTGCGGAATGATAATGAATCGCGAGTCCTTGGCTAATACTATTCTTGGGTCAACAGGTTTGTAGTTAGAGCCAAGGGGCAATTGAAGCTGTCTGGGATCTGAGCTTTCTGATTTTCTGTAGGCAGTCTGAATGTGTGCTGCCATTCTACCATTCAGGTGATCTGTCTCGATCTTCTTTTGTCCGACCCCGCCAAAGCGACCACCAAACATATCACCAAACAATTTTTCGACTGGTTGGTTTGTGTTGCTGGTGAAATCGTATAGGTATTGTTTAACGTCGATCGGAATCTTTACGTCGCTCATGATAAGGTTAGCATCTGCCGCTTCTTCAGTTGGCGTGAACCAAAATTCAACGCCGGTGTCGTCTTGAAACACCTTAAAGTTTTGGAGCTGCATCGCAGCCAAATCTGCTTCGGCGCGGTCGTATGCGCCCTTAGCAACATAATCGCCTTGAACAAGTGCGCGGCGGATCTTCTCTGCATACTCTTGTATGTCTCCATCGAAATCGAGCATCTCATCGGCAAAACTGTCGTACTCGTCGGCTTCCCCTGCGTTATCAATATCAGAATAGGCGGTCTGACTATTCCTCATTGTTATCTCAAGGTGTGCGGTCTCGGTAGAGTCTTCCATTCCGATTTCCCAGTTGGGATTAGCGGCCGTCATCATGGTGATTGTCCACTCAGTCTCACCATCTTCACCGGGCATCGCGTAACCTATGTCATCGAGACCGATCTCACCTTCAAATTCCCTTGCTTCGCTTCCCCACGTATTGATAGGTATATCCTCAAGCTCTAGAGGTTCTGTTGAGTCGGGTCCGGTCGTTGGTCTATACATGCCGTCTCTTGTCTCAAAGCCCGGCCATCCAAGATTGATTTGGAAGCTTGCATCACACCTCATATACAAATAAATACTTCGGGGATCACCGCCCATGTCTTCACCGGTTTCAACCGTACAGTCAATACTGGTGTCTTCATTTTCGTTGCGGTTGTCGTAGAATCTAGAGTCAATGCCATCGACGGCTTCTTGGACAGCCTCCATAATCTCTTCGATGTTGCCGCTAAAGCTGGCGGTGGTCTTGCTTGCGAGGTATTCATTCATCATCTCAAAGCCATCGTAGTCGCTAGAGTGCTCGCCTGTTTCTTCTACGGCTTGAATATTCATATTGTCGATAAACCACACAATATGATCCCAGACTTCTTCGGGGGGTGCATCGTTTCCTCTGCCTTTGATTTGGTAAAGAGTTTCGCCGGCGTCGCCGTCACCCCATGTCATTGTGACATAAGACGAGGACTCACGGCGCTTGCCCTTCTTCTTGCGGAGAGACACCAGTGTGCCTCGCGAGTCAGAACCACAGTGTCCCATGCGCTCGCCCTCGACTGAGCAGTTAGATGTCGCTAGGTTGTACCAGTACGAGCCATCATCAAACTCATGTATTACGTTCTCTGGGTCTTCTTTGTTCTCAAGAAATTCTTTTGCTATAGTAAATAATTCGTTGATATCGTGTGTATTAGATCTAGTATCAATCGCATCTTTAGCCAACTCATAGTTGGTTGGGTCATCATTTAAGAACGCGGCAATGATATCATATTGGTTCCACCAATTGCGATATCTAGATTGAAGCATGTTATTTAAATCTTCTTTTGTTGTCTCGACCTTTTCAGACGGAACGCCTGCTTTACTTAAAGCTTTGACCGACTTCATTATCATCTTGCGCCAGGTACCGAAAGGTTTAGCTACGCCGTTCTTGAGGTTCTGGATAACAAACTTAACACGCTTGCCTTGTTCTATTCTTTCGTCGTCATATGCTTGACGGGGCTTGGTTCTTATAGCACTCGGATCGTACGGTTCAACAGTACGCACGTCAACCTCGCCGGGTCTGCCTTCGTCATCCTTTGGACCGTCACCAATAACATAGTCATTGTAATCATTAATCAAGGTGTTGACGATATTAAACTGTAGTTCGGTAAGATTTCTACCATACTCGCGGTCGTTCTTCCACAGATTACCCATAAGCATCTTGGATTTTTCAGGCGCCTCGGGCATTGCGCTTTCAATGAAGTCGATTACATATTCGGGAAGACCAATATCTCGTAAGCCTTCGGTGATTGTGCGGTCCTCTTTTAAATAACGGAACCACATGTCTGTAGATTTTTGCATATTTTTACCTCAACACAATAAATAGTCAGGTTTTCAACTAACCGCTGGCAAAAAGGTCAGTGGACAGTAGCTTGGCTGTGTCTCGCCAGCTTTCGACTTCTATAGCATGACCATTCTTGTGCTCTTGCAAAACTGAAGCTAACGAGTGATCGTTGCCGGGGAAGGGTACCCTGTCTCCCACAAACACAATGCGGTGGTCTTCAAGTTTACCTTTTAAGACTCTGTGAATTACCTGCGATTTGTCGTTACCTTTGTTAAAGATGTCTATACTCACAGCACCACCTATCACAAAGTCAATGCCTTTATACTTTTTCGAGAGCTTCTTAACTATCTTCTCTCGCTCTTTAAACTTTGCATCATACTCTTCGTAAACTTTGCGCTGTTCCATCGTAGCGTTCCTGCCTACAATCGAAAAGTTTACCATACCCACACGCTCTTCGTAGTGGCGGCCGGTCTTAATATGAAACGGGGAGTCCTTGACGATCCAGTCGAGTTCCGCATAAAAGTCTTTCTGCTTTTTGATATCAAACTTATTCTTGTACATCTCGGTCCACGTACTATAACCATCTTCTTTGTTGAATCGGTTGGTGTAATATGCGTTGCCCATGCACGCGAACACACCTTGCACCCGATCAAAGATAGGTCGCTTGATTTGGTTCAGTATTCTTATGAACGAGCCACCCGACACAATGTACACTTGTCGGCTCTTTGACCACTTCAAAAATTGAGCGGCGAACTTAGTGTCTATGTTATTTTTTGCGGGGGTGAGTGTCCCATCTACATCAAACAAATATATTGTATTCATTGGTTTACTTCCAGAACAACTGAATTCCTACAATTAGGAACGAAAGAATCACACACAAGATTGTCTTTGTGGTAAACATGCTCTCATTAAGGAGCCACCATGTCAAGATAGGAAAGGTGAAGTAAGACATACTAAAGATTAAGAACCTTGGTCCCCAAACCTGCCCCATCTCGGCATATGCTATCTTGACCCCATACCAAAAACAAATACCCGTGGGCACTGAGAAGATGATCGCAGAAAATAGCGGCTTATCCTTCCACCAGTCCCAGACGAATTGTGAGTTTAACTGAAACCAGCCAAGTGTCTGTCCGATAGCGAATAAAGCACATGCGAATAATAAATTAGAAGTTGGCAACGATGATCTCCTCTGCTCTGTCTTCGCGTTCGGTCTGGATGCCGTACTTGTCAATCATAACAATCCTGTTGTTTTTAAATGTTCTTGGTATCTTGTGATCAAAATCATATGTGATTAAAATTTTGGTGTCTGTGTTCTTGCATAACTCAGCTAACTCTCTATGGTCGATTGAAGTTTGTTCTATTGCGATGCTCTTGCCCTGCTCAAACAAATTATAATTAAACCTACCGCCCAAGACTAAATTATAGCTCCGCGAGTCAGATTTTTCAATTTGTTTAGCTAACTTGGCTGGAGATAGGTTCAGGTGAAAATTATCTGGTGTCGAAAAGGTTTTCAATTTGGCAATTGCGGTAGGCGTCAGCATATCTGTGTCTAATTCTCCAGAAGATATAAGTCCCGTTGAAGAGCACCTGTTCATTATGAAAAAAAGACTAGCCGTAATGAACGGGCTCTTGTGTGTGTGCCACATATCTTGCAATATTGATAGTATGGCTTCTCCTTCAAATCTTAGCGAATCAGAAGATACCATCGAATGCAGTTTACTAGGATCATGCATTAGGCATGCCCAAAAAGTATATACCGGCAAACTTGTGGTGCTTGCATTTACAAAGCGTTGATCGTTAGCTAATGAAAACTCTATCTTGCCATCATAGAACGCGTAAGAATTAACTATGGAGCCCGGGGGTATTAAACTCTTTATGGCTGCAGCGCAGTTATTCTTCTTTGTTTTATCTAATATCGGCGTCATTTTCACCACCATATTCGCCATTTGCGAGAGAAGCCTTAAAATTAGAAATCTTCTCTTGTAATTCAGATAAGTCTGTCGGTGCTCCTTCAGCACCCTCTAATGGGTTCGGCGGTCTTGGGACGCTTTGCATCATTTCCTGTGATTTGTACGACAAAAAAGAGCTGATGATCATATTGATATCCGCTAAGATCGCATCAACATCTGATAGATCAAGTCTTAGTTGATCTATGTCCCGGTGTGAATCGACCGATAACTTAGTTTCGCCCATGTGGGTGCTGTTGTTAACACAATCCCCAAGGATCGAAAACGCCTTACCAGCTAGGCGCTGCACTTCTTCCTCTAGATCATCTATTTTGACTGAATATTGTATATTAACTCTTTGTGACATTTTATCCTCTTATTAATTGTTTGGTTTGGTTTAATGATTTCTCAACTATATCAGGAGCACCGACAACAATAATTTCTGTGCCGGTATGCCCTCGATTGATCGTTAGCTTCGTAAATTTGTGTGCAATTGATAGGTTTGCTGGGAGGGCGCCCTGTTCGTTAAGGGTTTGCATTCTCGCCTCTTCCCGTATCATTACAACGTGTTCGGGATTTACAAACACCTCTCTCAAGCTATATTCGCTCTTCGTTGTCAGGGTACTGTTGTGATGTACTTCTGTTAACTTGACTAGCATCCGTCCTCCATTGGGTATACGTGCCTTTTCTCAACCGTGGTTTCTCTTCCTTGGGCATATACACGAAGAGTATTAGATGCTTCCTCTCGCAGAAATATTCCTGTGATGGGTTTCTCTGTCTTTGTGACGTTCATGCTGCCGTTGTCTGTGTGATTCCATAAGCTGACGTCTTGTGGAATGTGTACTAAGTCTCCTTGCTCCATCTTATTCTCCATTTGTTTGTATAATGCCATAATTAGTTGTTATCAGTGTGCCAGCACAACTAGCAGCATTCTGCAATGCAGTCTTAGTTACCTTGACGGGGTCAATTACGCCGGCTTCTACCATATTGGCTGATTGGTTGGTTAAAAAATTCCAGCCACAATTATTGTCCTCATCAGATAAGACATTTTGGACTACCAAGTCTGGAGATTCTCCGGAGTTTTTGGCCATTTGTCTAATCGGCTCTTCACAAGCCGCTCTGATAATTGTAATTCCTAGAGCTTGTTCGCTGCTTAAAGTAGTAACTGCCAAGGAGCGTGAAGCTCTAAGAAGAGCGACGCCACCACCTGGAACAATTCCGCCTTCTTGAGCAGATCTTACCGCCTCAAGCGCATCCTCGATTCTATGTTTGCGTTCGGTCATCTCGACTTCGGTGGAACCCCCAACATGAATGACAGCCACGCCTGAAGACAATCTTACCACTCGCCCCTGTATAGTCTCACACACAGACATCGAGTCTGTTTGCTTAATTTCACTCTTTAGGGACTCGATCTTAGTTTCTACTGCCTCATAATCGCTAGCGCCACCTACAATCGTGGTCTTATATCTATTGCTCTCGATACTTTTTGCAGAACCCAGGTGTGATAGTCTTACATCAGATAGTTTAACGCCACTCTCTCTATTAATAAACGTTGCGCCGGTTGACAAAGCTAAGTCTTCCAGAGTGTTCCTGCGTTCCTCACCATAGTAAGGAGCTTTGATCGCCGCTATTTTGAGCGTGCCCCTCATTGCATTCATAATTAATGCAGCTAGCGCCTGCCCCTCTACTTCCTCTGCTACAATAATAAGAGGTTTGCTTTCACGTGCTACCATCTCTAGTATCGGTAGCACTTCTTCGACTGCTGAAATCTTGTAGTCGGTGACAAGGATGAGCGGGCTTTCGTGGTACATTGTTGAACGGCGCTCATCTGTAATAAACGCACCCGCGCAGAAGCCTGAGTCAAATCGAAACCCCTCAGTAATATCGAGACTTGTCTCTGTTGAGCGAGACTCTTCAATAGTAATCGAGCCATCTTGACCAACCTTATCTAACGCCGTAGCTATTAGTTTTCCGATTGTTGAATCATTGTTGGCGGATATTGTACCAATCTGTTCAATGTCGGTAATACTGGTAATCGGGGTGGCGATTTGTTCTAGATTTCTGACCACCTCTTTGGTTGCCAAATCAATTCCGCGTTGCAGTTCCGTGGGAGATACTCCCGACGTAATGAACCTTTGCGACTCTCTAAGAATAGCGCGAGCCAATACGGTAGAAGTAGTAGTTCCATCGCCAGCCTCGTTGTTAGTCTCAGTAGCTGCTTGGCGTATAATCTGAGCGCCGGCATTCTCAAACGGATCCGCAAGCTCGACAAATTGTGCAACGGTCACTCCATCTTTTGTAATAAAGGGTGTCTTTCCCTTTTCTTGTAGCAAAACATTTCGACCTCTCGGTCCAAGTGTAGAAGCAACGTTATCTGCTAATACGTTGGCTCCTTTAATAATTTTCTGTTGTAATTCTTGATTGTCAGAATAATCTCTGGACATTGATACCTCTGTGTTAGATTATTATTATAACCCTGAACCAGAAACTTGTCAAGGCTTATTTGTCAGTTTGTAAAATTTCTTTTGAGCTAATGTTGTTTGCGTTACTAACTGATGTATTGGCTAGGGAATCATTCTCAAGTCCACCGGCAAAGAATTGATTTAAACTATCCGAAAGAATTTTGAGAGATTGGAAGATCTCTGTCACCTCGTCATTTAGGACTTCGCGAACATCTGATACGATCTTCCCAACTTGAGCGCGGCCGATCATAATGGAGCCGACAAATTCAGTATTGGTTGGTGGCTCATTTTTTAAGGATTGTGCTTGGTTCAGTTCAAAGTGCAGTCTCTTTAGATAGCCATAGCTGCTCAAGAGAGCCTGCTTCTTCTGGGTAGCGCCCAGCATCTTATATTGGCGGGCGGATTCTTCTGCTGAAAGGAACTCCTCATTTTTGACCATATCCTCGATCTGTTGATTTCTTTCACTCTTTTTAGCTGCGGCTTTTTGAGATTTCACGACTGCGGCATTGGCGCCGACAATTGCCTGTTTGAGCAAGCCGTGTATTTCAGGTATTTTGCTGTAGTTACCACTGACCCAATTTTTGACACTGGTGGCACTCATAGCACCCTGACCTCTGGTTTTATTCTTGTTAAATAAATCATCATTCTTCTCCCAGTTAAGGGCGTCCGTGAGCTTTTTAAAAGCCTCATCATCTATTCGATTAATCGGATTCTCCGGGTTTGCATCGGCAAGACTCTCAATTTCACCATACAACGCTTTGTCAAACAGCGGAGTCAGCTCTTCGGCAGACAGCACCTTATCTGCTGCCGGCAAATTAAGTAATTCGACAGCGCCAGATTGTTGACCAGAAGCCAGCGCGCTTATAACAGACTGAGGCATTCTTATCACATATGGGTGCTTAGAATTTAAAAGGATGTCGGCGATATTTGCCAGGTTAAAGTCAAACTGGTAGAAGTCGATCTTTCCCTCTAGTTCTAACCCTTTACCTTCCAGCGTTTTAGTGCAGACAACATAGCGCATGCCGCCGTTAATTGACTCTGGGTATGCTGGCTTAACCATATCGTTAACCAAGTCGGTGTAACTTCCACCAACAAGTAAGCCTCCCTCCCGATACAATTTCAAACTAACAGGAATTGTCTGACCGGAGGCGCGGTCAAGATAGTCAGCGATCGTTGCGTTACCTGTGGGTATCTGTTCTCCGTCTACCAATGCTGCTAGGAAAGATTCAAAACTAAACCCAGCCGACGATGCGTTAAAGTTTGTGATAACTTTCGTCAAAGTCTTATAGAAGACGAGATAAGATATCGCTTGCACGATGCGTGCAGTACGATTATTGCCAGCTTTTTCGGTCACCATCGAAAGTCCGCTATCGTAAAACTCAGATACGCTGCGTACCTTGTCTGCAAAATCAGATCCTTGAATATTCTTCAGGTAATTTTCTAATAACTGTCTTTGGGCGCCCTTGATTTCAACGCCTTCATCGTTTGTTCGGACGTCAGACCAGCCAATCTCCGAAACCTCAATGTTAGGAATCATCTTTAAAACCATATCCAGTACCGCTTCATCACTATCAGGAAGGTCTGGCGGGGGCTGCACTTCCTCATTAGTCACGGAGCCAAGAGCCCCTTGGACCATTTCTAACAACATGGTTATGTCAAGCTTGTTAACTTGCTTTAAATATTCTTCTTTGAGGATTTCAGATAATTCAGACATGGTTGTTTCCTTATATAATTATATCAGCAATACCTAATTCGACTGCTTCTTCAGCAGTTAAATAAACATTTACCTTTCGTTCTAACATTTTTTTAATTTGAGATTTTGACATCTTAGTCTCTGATGCCAGACAACTGATATACATGTCTTGTAACTGCTCAATCGCTTCCATCTCATTAATCATATTGTGAAGAGAGCCGTGATTAGCGCCAAGGACAGAGTGTATCATAACGCGACAGTTTTTGCCAATCTTTCTACTCCCCTGTGTACCTGCTGCTAGAATTAGTACGCCTGCTGACATCACCTTTCCCATTCCGATGGTATGTATCTCGTTGTTTTCTTTAACGTTTCGCATAATGTCGTATAAAGAAAACATATCATCAGCAGAGCCGCCATATGTCGAAACATAAAAATCAATTGGCTTTCTTTTTTCTGGCTTTGAATTGGCGTACAGGTGATCTAAATAAAGCAAGCCATGGATAACTTCAGCAACCTTCTCTTCAGTTACATCACAGAATAACCCGATAGTATTCATTGGTTCAGGCTCTTCAGCAAGCTCTTCACCCAAAACAGAGGGATCTAAAATAACTATTCTCTTTTCAGAATTATCAGCCGACGTCGGGCTTTCCTCATCTTGAATTAACGTTTTTATTGCCTCTTTAATCTCTTTAATCATGTTAAGTTCCCCTCTTTGTTGTTAAAATGTCTTATGTAATCAGCGCCCCCTTCATTCAAGAAGCGCATTGCAGATTCCCAATCATCGTATTCAAGCAACTCACGATAAAACTTAGGGTGCATATTAATTATCTCTCTGATCGCCTTATCTTTATAAAGTTTTATCTCAGTATCAAAATTTAATTGATATGCTTTAATATTTTTGTCTGTCTCTTCTTTTTTTCGCATCTCATTGATGCGCGTTGCCTTAGCATATTCCATGCTTTCAACGCCTCTAACAATAGTATAGAGGGAAAGGTAATGAGACAACTTGAGCATTACAAGCCCGAGCCTAACCTCTCTGATAAAATAAAATGTTCTACAAGTAAAGTACCCAAATATAAAAACTAATAGGTACAACCACCAAACATGTCCCAAACTACACTCCAAATAAATTAACCACTAGTAAAGACTAGTGGTTAATAGTATAACAGGCTCGTTATGATTTGTCAAGTTACTTAGTGAGTCTCTTCATAATTCTTTCAGCAAGTTGGTCGACAATTTCTTCCTTCTTGCTTTCAGCTTGAAGACGCTCGGCTACACGACGTGCTACCTCAGCAACAATATCTTCGTCATCGCCTTCGCGAATCTTGCGCTGGTGATCTTCACGGTCCTTACGCTGCTTGCGTGCGGCGCGCTGATCTTCTTCTTCATCATCATCTTCGCCTTCCATCATGGGTTCCTCTTCAGCATCCATTTCTAGTGAATCACCCCCTTCCGGTGCTTCGAGGTCGTCTTCCGCTCCCATTTCCATTTCAGCCTCACCTTCCTCGCCACCCATGGCAGCGCGAAGCTTATCGGCCAAATCGATAATAGCTTGAGCTTCATCATCAGAAAGCTCCATATCGCCTTCTGGTGCGGCACCCATCTCTGGTTCATCGTCCATTGCAGGCTCGTCGTCCATGGGCAGTTCATCAACAGGAGCCTCTTCAGCACCCATGTCCATGTCCATTTCCATCTCTTCTTCATCCAGTTCTTCTTCGTCATCACGAGCGCCCGGCATTCCGCCGTACATCTCTTGAATCTTTTCCTCGCCAATTGGACGCATCTCGGCGAGTTTCATGAAGCGACGTAATTCGCTTTCTGTTAGTAAATTTTTACGAGCCATTATAAAATCTCCTTAAGGTTTTCGAAACTCAAATATAAATAGTGTTCAGTTGTTTATAGTTCCCTAAAATTCAAAACAACTCAAAATTTTCGTGTTTTTTATCTTCCCAACCGCCTTCGTTTCAATCTGTTTTACTCTCGCAAATGATATGCCAGAGCGTTCAGCAATTTCACGTAAGGTCATCGGTCCGTTCTCATAAATAGATATCAAAGTACAGTTATACTCATTTTTAAAATCTATCCACAATCGACATTCTTCGTTAGGGCATGCCGTTTTTAATTCCATACATTTTCGGGAACATATACGTAAACCATCTTTAGTCATAGTTCTGGGTGCTCCTCTTCAATGAGATCGAAGATGTTGTCTATCTCGCCATCCGTAAACCCAAAGTCAGCAATTTTTTGTTTACCTGCTGTTCTAAGCTTCTTGGACTTTATTTTTCTCTCTTTCGACAACGAACTCACCTCATCGATATACATCTGAATTCTATCGTCCCCTGCAATATAAGCAGTCACAATTGAACGAAAAAATTCTGATTGTTTTACTCCGTCGTGTTTAAGTTTCAACACTAATTGAGCATGTCTGTGATCGGTTTCTGTGAAGACTATCCTTTTTGTCAGCTTTCCATAATCTATCCCGGATGACATCACCACTTCCTTGTGGTGATGTGTGTTCTACTTTCGGACAGCCCGGAAGCCGTTTGGATAAGAAACTTTGCTTTTGCATGCAACTGTTGTAAGTTTCGCGCGCCTGAATATGAAAAACCAGAACGGATCCCCTTTTGAATATCTTTTAGAATATGTTTAACTGAGCCGCGGTAAGGCACCTTGCTAGCAACACCCTCAAACGAAGAATATTTGCCCCGCCAACTCATTTGGGCTTCTTTGGACGCCATTCCTCTGTACTCTTTCCACGTAACTCCGTTACCGTCTTTGATTAGGTTTCCAGGCGACTCAGTTGTACCAGCTAGCAGTGAGCCTATCATAATCGCATCGGCGCCTGCGGCCAAAGCTTTAACAATGTCTCCGGAGTTTTTAATTCCGCCGTCAGCTATAATCTTAACATCCCGATCGGTCTTCGCGCATTCAAATATAGTCTGTAAGCCGGGCATGCCATGACCGGTCTGAATTCTTGTCGAACAGATTGACCCGCCGCCAATATTACAGCGCACACTATCGGCGCCCCAGTCAGAGAGATCATTGATCCCCCCAAGGGTCGCCACGTTTCCAGCCATAATGTGATAGTCGTCACCAAGCAGCAAACGTAGTTCTCCTAATGCTTCCTGCATCATTACATGGTGTCCATGGGCAACATCTACACAGATAAAATCGGCACCACAAGCAACTACTTCTCTGGCTCTTTCCAAAAAATCTCCGGAAACCCCAATTGCGGCACCAACGTGTGTATCCTGTGATTTCGATACATGGCGGGCTTGCTCATCAATTGAGTTATATCTGTGGATAATTGCGCTTCCTCCACATGCACCAAGAGCGTTGGCCATTGCGGATTCAGAGATAGTATCCATCGGTGAAGCGAAAATAGGCAGAGCTAATTTAACACCCTTGCTTAAATCTGTCGAGATATCAATCTCAGAGCGACTTCGTATATCGGAGTACTGTGGTTCCAGCAATACATCGTCATATGATAAATTAAATTTTTGACTCACTTTATCTTCTCTTCTTCAATAAACTTCTGGATGTCCCTTACCTTATACCACGTTTTCTTGTGGGGATCTTCCGGCTCAGGCATTGTCTTATACTCTGCTGGTTTTCGTGGTGGCAGTTCCGGGTTTGGGTTAATCGCAATGATTGTCGGGACGCCATTAAACTTAAGCTTCTTTTCAATCGCTGGATCCTCGTCAACGTTATATGCATAAAACACTATGTTGGGATCAAGCTCATATTGATTTGAAATGTCCATGAAGTATTCTTGCAAAGAATGGCACATGTGACAACTGTTTGAATAAAATTTAACTACGCAAGTTACAGGCGCGAGTACTCGATTACTCAAGATCATATTCAATCCATCTTCGGATATTCTATTTACACTCATTTTTTGTTCTCCTTTTTAAATTTTTCAACTGCTGATTGTGCCATTGACCAACAATCAGGGCAGTACAACCTAACTGTATCTTCATCTCTAATAACCACATTCCAAGTGAGAGCCATCTGTTTGTCGTTTTTGTCAAACGGCTTCACGCAGGCTAAACATTCGTCTGGCAACTTGTCGAACATCATCAGTTTATCAGACACATCTGCTTGTGAAGTATCCTTTGCTGCGGCTCGTCGTTGCTTACGATTCACTTTTGGTTTTCCTTTTCCGCTTTTTTGTTGCCGGCTCCTCAATACCCTGAGACTTCCGGAAAGTCGGTGAGCGCTCAGCTAACTCCTTATCCGTGATAACAGCTTCTTCCTTCGACTCTTCTTGCGCCGGCGGCTCTGGCTCAGTGGCTGCGATTTCCGCTGGGGTACGCGTCTTCAGAGAATCTGCGTACTGCTGCAAGGTGATCATCGCACCCTCAAGCTGAGCCATGTTAATGGCGCAGGTACTGATATTGGAAACAGTGTCTGCATTGGCAGGCTGGTGTAGCGCATCCTTAGCTAAGGCAAATTGCTCCAGTGCTAAGCCTCGCAGCTTTTGAATTGCTGCATTTAAAATATCTTCGGTCATTTCATACTCCTTATTTGTTAATGCCTTCGACTCTCCACAACTCATCGCCGCCATCAAATACTACTACCGCTGATGGAAATGGTGCGGAATTCTTACTGTCGCCAAACTTTAGGCGACCTTTCACAAAGTGAATCTCTGATGCATTCATTACATACTTGTGCCAATACTTGGTATCGGTTCGTGCTGGAATAAGCATCACTACCTTTGTTTCATTCTTCATAGCTTCATTATAACCTTTCTCAATCCACTTGTCAATACCTCTCCCATACGGAGGATTAACAAAACACGTGAACCCTTCCCAATCCTTCTCTAGACCATTCTCAGCCTTTGTAAAGAAGTTGGCACACTTAGTGTTGTGTGTGCTAGCACAGGGATCTAAATCAAACGGTCCAAAACGCCAGCTAAGTTTATCAAAGAAGTCCTTTGGGGTTGCCCAATTTCCTGTTTTAGAGCTAAACATAACTCCTTGTGTGTTCTTATCCATCAGTGCTCCCCAATGCTCCAGTTCCTCGATCACTGATAGTAATCGCTTCCGCATAAAGTTCCTCAAAACTAGATTCTCGTGCGTTAAAATGGACAACCGGAGTCATAACCAGCTGGGCGATCTTTTCACCCGGCTGGATAAATTGAGATTCCTTGCCGATATTGTGAAGATTTACAAACACCTCTCCCGTGTAACCCGAGTCGACAACACAAGCGCCGACAACCAAGGAGCGGCGTGCTGCCATGCCCGAGCGGTTCTTAACTTCTATCATATATCCATGTGGAATACCGAACTTGAGTCCTGTGGAAAATAGTCCGGACGAACCGGGAGTCAGCCACTTACCTGCCACTTCATTATCGGGCGGGCTATAGAATACGTCAAGCCCTGCATCAGATGGGTTCGCTCGCTGCGGGGTCCGGACATTTTGGCGAGTCTTTGAATATTGAACAATCAATTCGCACCTCCCTCTTCGTCTCCTGAAAACATTTGGAAGTTTTCTACTACTTCGTCGATGTTTACTTTGCCCTTAAACAGTCGGTATGCTTTGACCGCTGCGCTAATCTCATCCGTACTGAGCCAATTGTTCTCCTTAAATTCAGAACGCAGATCGCGCTTTTGTTCCTTATAGGGCTCCATTGCCTCTTCAATCGCTACCAAGGAACGGATGTATTCCTTAACGTAGCGCTTTCTTTCGTTATTTGTGTTAGCCATAATGGCCCTCCTTTTGTGTTTACTCTATTAATATAACAGATGCGTAGCGCGATGTCAACAGTTATTCTACGTGAATTTGAAAAACTTGTAACATAAACCCACTAACCAATTGATCTCTTTCTTCGTCGGTTTCTGCTTCAGAAAATAAAAAGTTGTAAGTGCTTTTTTCTTTTTTGATCTTCTGCTCCAAGAAAGTAGTCTCTTTCTTCATCCATCTTGTTTGCTGATCGTAGTTTTTAGGTGTCTGTATCTTTAGTTGTGATGCAATGTCTAATAAGATAAAATATTTTTTATCTTCAAGTGACTTATTGGCTCTCTGAAACATACTTATCTTCACTTCCCTCTCCTCGGGTGGCATATCGTGCAGCCTGTCGGGATGGATTTTAAGGGCAATTTTTTTAAAAAGCTTTGAGAAAGCTTCGTGCATCGCTGTTTCATCAGCGGTCATTTGGTGCTTGTCGTCTAACTTGTCGGAACTTTTATTATGCAAAGCTATCGTCGTATCGCCAGGGGGGTGTATTTCGGGCTCATCGGAGTGTTCGCTATCTGGTATTACTTTTTCAATATTATATAAGTCTTCAACTCTGTTCCGATGGCGATCATTAAGCTCTGCGATGTTGATCCCTCGCGTTCTACAAAAATTCTCATAGTACATCTGGAAATCTTGCGCTGTGTCTATTGATATCTCTTTTATCATTTCAATTTCTTCGTAACTAAACCGTAAATGGTTCAGGGCGCGCTTCCATTTATTCTTCTTTGCAACAGACATACCCTAAGTAGAATTAATTAAAAGCGAATGAAACCTTTGTTTCGATTTTTAATTCAGGTACACGCAAATGGTTGGCGATTTTATGCTTCTTGCATTCATTAGCATCCAAATACCAGTCTGCGTGACCCTTCTCGTGCACAATGTCAAGAAAATATTCATCATGGTGACCACAATTTTGAGCCATCATGCGATAAACAATTTGATTGAGTCTTTCGGTTTCACCGGCATCAGCCTTCACTTCTTCAACCTTTCCTCTTGACATTGAACTCACATCATGAATCATAACTGTCGAATTCGGGTCCATATACCTCATACCATCAGCACCAAAACTGAACAAGATAGCTCCGCACGACATCGCCTTGCCCTGTACGATGGTGGCCACAGGAACTCGCGAATGTTGAATATCTGAAATCATAGACATGAGGCTGTAGACTTGACCGCCGTAACTATCAATGATGATAGGCACGATTGGTTGACCAGTATTCTGAGCTTTGGTCATTAGTTCGGAAAATTCCTTTGCAGCAGCTTCATCAAACTTGCGTACCCTAATAACGGTCGGCAAATTAGATCTGAGTTCTGGCTCTTTGAGCAACGGGCTAAAAGTTTCAATGATGTTCATTCGGTTCCCTCCTTGAATGATATCTTATTATATCAAATGCTGTATGTTTTGTCAACAACTTATGCCAGCAACTTAAATGTTTTGCCGACGGCGTAGGTTGAAAAGCCCCAGTTCTCGTCATACTTTAAGCGAGCCATATACGGGCGGTTCAAGTGGATACGATCCTTCTCGGGCTTGACGCCCCAACATCGGATGCGGGTAAGCTCGTTGTTAGAATCAATAACTTCTACAATCCAGTAGTCTTTACCTTTCTTCGTTTTCTTCGGTACAATCTTGCGTGGAATAAACCAACACACTTCAAGCTCCTGATCAAACTCTGAGATTGGTGGCACGAACCTGTCTTGCAGGCGCTGCACAGTCTCTGGCTTGATAACCAAGTTCATCGGGAAGACCCCAGTTAGGTCAGACTTAAACTGAATAATCTCTGACTCAGAGAAATCCCCTTCTGGTCTGTATAGCTCAATGTTCTCGCCAAGCTTTTTTAGATTCTTCGGGCGATCCACAATGCATGCGGACCAAAAGTGCTTACGACCAGTAAAACGACTGTCGACAATATTATCCAAAGCTCCGCCGCGACATAGAGCATCAAGACACTTCTTGTTCAGCTTGGAGTACGTAATACTCTCATTAAACAAAAGCTCTTCAGCGCTGTTTAGTGGACGGTTTGCAAGAATCTGCTCGATTGCGGCTGCTCCCAACCCTTTAATTGAAGTGAGAGGCTGAATCAGTGTTTTTCCGTCATCACTAATCTCCCACACTGTGCCTGATTTATTAACATCAAGTGGTGCAATATCAAATCCATATTGCTTGGCAATATTAATAGCCTTCTCTTTACGCGTCTCTGGTTCCTTATCTAAGAAAGCTGCCATCCACTCTGCTGGGTAGTAGTTCCACAACCACGCACACTGATAGGAGATGATCGAGTAACTTACAGCGTGTGACTTGTTAAAGCCATAGCCCGAGAAGAATTCAAACTTGTCCCAGAGGGATTGGGCTTCATCGCGCGCAATATTATTAACTACGCAGCCCTTGATAAACTTATCATGCAGCAGACCTTTAACGGACCCCTTGCCTGTGCCCTTCTTTGTCAGAACCTTACGGAGCATGTTGCCCTCATCAAGAGTCAGTCCGCCGAGCTTGTGAGCAAGCAAAGCAATCTGCTCCTGGAAGATTAGGAACCCGTATGTCTCCTCGGTGATCTCACGAGCTTCATCGGAAAGGTAGCTAATACGCTGCGGGTGTCCCTTTGCTTCTACATAATCTGCATCAACACCCGCCGATAGTGGACCGGGTCGAAAGATTGAAGTAATGGCAGAAACATCAATGATATTGTTCGGCTTAGCCTTTACGCAAAACTGTTGAGCGCCGGGTTCCGTGAATTGGAACACTCCTGCCCACTTTCCTGTGTGGAATACATTTTCATAGATAGAGGCGTCGTGCATGTCCATCTTGTCGGGGTGCAACTTATCTTCATAGTAGTCTCGCACTTGTGCAAAGGTTGGATTCTCTACTCCGTGATGACGGCGCAGGATATGTTCGATGCAACCCTCCATCATCTTAAGAGTAGACAGCCCAAGCAAATCAAACTTAATGAAGCCCATGGGTTCAAGGTGTCGAACGTTTTGACCCTCTGCCCACGGTGCTTGGCGCACACCACCTGAATTGATCAGCGGCATGTTCGCATCAAGGTTCTCAGCAATCACTACACCACCAGCATGACGGGAGCAAGAGCGTACTTGACCGACCAATCCCTCAACGTGTGTCTTGACTTGTGGATACTTGTTGAGATATGCCCTAAGCGCAGGAGAAAACTCCATCACTTCTTCCCAAGTCGGAGCATACACACCAGCCTTGATACCGTGCTTTCGCTTGGCTTCCGGGGTGGCTTCGCGAATCATGATAGAAGTAACAGTGTTCACTTCGGTGAATGGAATGTTGTACAACTTAGAGATATCCTTAATCAAAGACTTAAGCTGCAGCGTATTCCAATTAGAGATTGGTGCGACACAATCTTCGCCCCACATCTCCACTAACTTCTCTTTTAGAGACATGCTGTCAGATACATCATAATCAATATCTGGGTAGTCCTTAGCGTCAGAGCGAAGGAACCGAGAGAACAGAAGGTCATATTTGATTGGGTCTACTTGCGTAATACCAAGCGCATAGGCGACTAACGAGCCGGCAGCAGAGCCGCGGCCGGGACCGGTGAGCATCATTTCTGTTGCTACATCGACAATCGATTTCATTGTCAAGAAGTATTTAGAAAAGCCGCGGTCATCAATAACATTCAGTTCGTGCTTCAACCGCTCGATATAATCCTTATTTTTGTGATGCCCTCTATCTTTTAACCCTTCAAGTGCATAATTAACAAGCGCTTGAGTAGCGGTAAACCCCGCCGGTACAACAAACTCCGGAAGACGAACAGTATTGTCTGGGAGGAACGATTCGATTCTATCGAATGCGATCCTGTGCGTTTCTTCAATACTTTGCATCACCAACTCATCATCGTATTCAAATCCTTGGTCTTTGGAGTATTGTTTGTAACTCTCCCAGATCTGATCACCATTCTTTGGATACAATTCATAGCCAATCTCTTCCACACCTTCGGGAAGCTGTGACTCTTCGTCTGCCCACGAAGGTCGACCCTTACCCAGCCAACCTAGACGCTTGTACAACTCACGATCCTTCCATGCGGTTGGCGTAGGATAGTGACTATCTGCGGTAGTGATCAAGCTAACGCCCATCTCTTGTGCTGTCTGGATAACATATTTGTTGAGTTCGTGCTGTTCTTTAATATTATTCCACTGAATCTCAGCGTACCAGCGGTCTCCAAAGATGTCAACCATACTTTGCGTTGTCTCTCGCATTGCATCCAAAACGGCTTCATCTCCTTCCTCACGGTTCTCCCAGTAGTTTCCAGCGTATACGCCACCAAGACACGCGCTAGCGGCGATGATTCCTTCGTTGTACTTCTTTAAAAGCTTATAGTCTATACGAGGGTACCTATAGAAATTTTCTGACTGGTAGCTCTCTGAGACTAGTTTAAACAGGTTGTTCAGTCCAGTCTGGTTTTGCGCCAAAAGAACTAGGTGGCGGCGCCGACGGAGGATATCTTGAGTCTTCTTTGAAGCACCCTCATCCTCAACAGTCGCGCCTGAAGCTGCATCCTTCTTAGCAGAGCGGGCGCGCTTCTTATCTTCCATCGCACGAGTGTACTCTTCTCGCCACTCATCGATCGATGGGATGAAGTAAGCCTCGCACCCAAAGATAGGCTTAAACTCCTTGCCGGAGTCTTTCATATTCTTTGCATGAAGAACCTGATATGCCAACCCGTTCATGTTGCCATGATCTGTGAGAGCCAGTGCTTCTCCACCATTCTCATAGCAAAAGTCCATATGCGCTTGGGGGTACCCAATCGCATCAAAAATAGAACCTGCCACACTATGGGCGTGTAGCCCAACAAACTTAATCTTAGAATCAGAACGATCCATTATGCCTCCTTGGAAATTTTGATTACGTCTCTAATATAACACACTTCAGCTGAAGAAGCAAGTAAAATACTCTCTCGATCACCATCACCGATATTAGTAATGAGCATTTGACTCATACCATCAATCTTGTTTAGTGTCTTCCACGCTTTGTCTTTATATATGATAATTGAGCCGACCGGAACGCGACCCAAATTAGTTTCTTCAGTCTTTAACTTCATCCACATAAGGTATATTAACATGAATGTGAGGTAAAGTCAACTCCTTTCTAGGAGTTTCTACAGTATTTTTTGACCCCAGGTATTCAACGTATCCCTGCCACGTTGAAATGTCATGGTGCCACTCTATTTCCATGCATGTGCTACCCTCTTCATTCAGAGGTTTTAGCACTTGCTCTAGCGAATAGTCTTTTGCTATCCACCTCTCGTTCACCGGTCGTTTCTGGCTCGGATACTTTTGGCCGGGTAAGGGGGGTAAATACTCCCTTGTTGTTGTTTTGTTTATTAGGTTCCTGCATGCTTTAAAATCATCTCCTTTCATTGTAAAAGACAGAAGTTCTCCATCTTTAACTGTTTTGTTATCATGTTTTAGAAAAAAATTAGCTTTCGAATTGGAAATATTCTTTCTATAGTCTCTTACACTATAGACGTCATAAACTGACATCGGGAAGCTAATATAATAGTTCTGTGGGGTTATCCATTTCGATATTTTATATGCTGCATACCACGAAGAGTATACCCCATGTAAAATTGACCACCCATAAGAATCTCGGCGAGCGCGATCTTTCGGATGGATAGGGACATAATAAATAGGTATCTCTCGCCGATGATCCGAATAAAATTTAGTAAAAGTTCTTTCGTAATAAACGGGGTCGTAAATCCAATCACCCACTACCTTTCGCACTATCGGCGCTAAGTCATGGTTAGCTACGATCCAAATAGTATTACAGCCCGCCATGGCGCACTCAAAAACTGATTTTTGAATTGCTGAGAACCCATTATTCACTGGGAGCAGAATCTCTGGGATAGGCGTCTGTATATCTGTTTGCAAATTGGCAACCGGGATTATGCCGGCTGTGTGCACGTGACTACTCACTCAATCCTCTTAAAAATCTATCGTAGTCCAAATGAACCGCTTGTAGATTTTTGTATAACTCGTTTTCATCAACTTCTTTAACTTTAAAGCCGCTGGTCTTAAAAGATGTGATTTCCTCTGTTGCATGTTTCTCTCTTCGCATATGCGTTGTTTTAAATTTATAATATTTTGGGTTGCCGTTAGGTCCATATCCATTGAACTGCCCTTTCATGCCTCTGTTCTCCATCTCTGAAATCAGTTTGAACTTAGCCATTGTCTCTGAGTAGTTAAAATCTCGGATCTGCTCTTCACTCAATACTGACAGGACACAAGCATCTTTAACAGGAGTATTTCCATCAATGCGGTCTGATGCATAAAACCATATTCGTTTAACGAAATCATCCCTTGTCTCAATGAAGTCAATATCATGTTTCCCACCTTTGTTAAAAGCTATCCAATCATAGCACATATATTCACAATTATCAAGTGCTTTTTGTTCGAACAACCCTTGGACATTATTGTCTCCAAAATAGTAACACTGATTGAACCTTATATCAGCTATTTTAGAGTACTCATTATAGCAACTTATTGAGTTGTCATCTGCTCTAATGCTATGGCACAAATTTGAAAGTGGCACACGACCGCTAGTCGATAATAGAAACATTAGGCGATCCCAAACCAAACTCTTAGATAGCCCAACGTCGATTAGTCCTTCGTGTGTCGTTAAACTTTTTGGCCCGAGGCCACTTGGTAGATTCAAAAAAGACAAATCAACTGTAGGCTCAAAATAATCAAACCTGAACGGTTTTCGAAAATCTGAAAAAACTACGGGGAAAAAATTTTGGGCTGCGAACAGAATCGCACTCAAGGAACTGCCCAACACCACGCTGTCGTACTCAAGTATCAATCGTCACGCAAGTCGCCAGCAGGTATGTCCTCGTTAGTAACTTCGTTTAACAGGCTTTTAATGTCCAAACCGGCGCAGTCAATCTTTCTTTTGCTAACGTGATAGTGGCTAACGAAACCACTAAACTTCCCATAAGTCACCTCTTGCTCGTACTGAGTTGATGTACTTCCAAATTGGTTGAGCGGTGTCTCTAATGGTATTCCTGTAGCTTTATGTATCGCTCTCCAAAGAGATTTTAGTGCCTCTATCTGTTTCGGGTAAAACCCCATGAAAGGATCGAGCTTATTGTGGTGAACCCATGCGTTCTCCACCATGGGTCTTTCGCCAAAGCCATTTTTAACATACCAGCCTTGGTATTTGGGATAATAAGCATTTGAAATCTCGACACCCACTGATGCCCTATTCGCTCTTTCGCTACCAGCATGCCAAGCCCCATGTTGCATGTCAAGTGTTTGATAGATTGTTCCGTCGTTGTCAATAAGGAAATGAACAGAGATTCCCCTCTTATCTAATACAGATTGACAGGATCTAGAACTTAAGCAAACATCCCAATGGTTGACGAAATAACGCACACCTCTTCTGGGGCGCCCGGCGTAGCTATAGTGAGTCCCTGGTTTGGCTTTCATACCACCTTGCTCAGACCACAGGACTACTTTGTCCCAATCAATCGGAAAAAATTCATTATTATATACAATGTAGTTAGAGTAACTACATTCGCGGGGCTTGTGATTATCTATTTCAGCTTGGCGTTCGGTCCACAAGCGGCGAAACGTGCTAGGTCCACAAAGACCATCTGCAGTTATGCCATTACCCTTCTGCCACTTCTTGATAGCACGAGTCAGCTTGTCGTCAAAATACTTCTCCCCAAACCAACTGGGGTCCCAGCCAAGTCTAACTGATGAAGATTCATTGTAAAAGTTTTTATCTATAGGCATACAGCAATTGCCCCTTTATATTGCAATTTAAGAAATTATACCTAATATATAGTTCTCTAAAATAACATTTATGGTTTTGTCTCCAAAGTTAATCTCCTCAACCATGGTCTTATCAACAACTATTTCTGTGCCCTTCCGCAGAGATTCTAAGAATTTAACGTCTTCTGACGTTGCTATGACCGTGGCAGTCGCGTACCTCTGCTCTGTCGGTTTATACTCTTCTGGCAATAGAATACCTGCTGCTGTCTCGTTCTGATTTGGCGTGCCTAAATCAATATGTATATGTCTGTTTAATGGTATGAACATTGTTTCCTCTTTTTAAATTGTACATGTATCGTTGGTGCAAAACTTGCTACCGATGCCGCCTTCCTCAAAAGACATGCGTTGGACCGGGTTTATGTTTGCTGACATCTCGTTGAACTTTTCTTCAGTGATTGGTTCATAGGGCGCCTGCACGTATCCAGTTTCTTGATATTTTAAGAACGAAACGGCTTTCAATCGCGTTTCGTACATCTCCAGAGCGCTCTTAATCTGAGTCGATTCGCTCTCGTTAAACGTCACCGTAATTGAAACAGAATTGTCCGCCCAGTAATGTTGATATTGTGCCGCAATCTCAAGCTGTTCCCATATGGACACGTCCTTCTTTCCTTTCTGAAAATATGGCTCTTGCACCGGAAATTCTACCACCATGGTATTGGGCGAATATGAATCCTTCTCTATCTTATAGCCTGCTTCTTCTAATTGTTTAAGCATCTCTGAGCTTTCCGCAAATCTAATCCTTCTAATATAGAACTCGCTCTCAGGAAAGTGAATCCCCGGAGTAGATCCATTAAGTAAAGACACTGTACCGGATGGCTTGATTGAAGTCATTCTAACAGACTTTGGAATACACAGCCAGTTGGAGTACTCTTCATCAAGACTCTTCACATGCTCATATGCGTTGTCACACATCTCATACACTTCTCTTCTGCCGAACTTGTTAAATGCCTGAACAACTCCAGATTGGGAGAGTCCGATGCGGCGATTTTTAAGCATCTTTGCATTGGTTTCCGGCCAATGTGTGTTAGAAAGAGTGATAGTCTTGCCATAAAGATACGCGATCTTAAGGGTTCGAAGATAATCTTCCATATCTTCGTGCTTTGCTGGGTAAGTTTCCACCAAGCAGCATAATTCTGCATCCTCTAACTGTTGTTCTACACACGGGTTAAAGCCGGCGACATTCACATCATCATATCTCAATCCATCTTTAAAACGACCGCGGGTGCGAGCATTCTCCAGCCAAATATATCCCGGCTCTCCATTCTTCTGGGATTGTGCGGCATGCCAAGTGTAATCCATTCCGACGACGGCGTTAAAAGAATTGTTGGAACCCCACCGGTGGTGCATCAGCTTCTCTGAATCGTTCTTCATTTCAAGATATCTCTTGTCATCATGTCGACCCATAGCCAGAGCCGCGGACCGACGTACGTTCCCTGACACAACACAGCGCCCGATAAGGTTTTCGGTGTCAACTATGTCTACTGAGCTTATTGGTTCACCGACCTTCCCGGAAAACAACTCAATTAAACTCTTGTGCAGTTCAATAAGGGGACCGGCGCCGGATGAAGTGCCGCCGAAACCGTGGATAAGGGCGCCTTCCGGGCGAATAGCTGAATAATCGAACTTGGGCACTTTAGAACCAAAAAAGAATCCGTCTAATAGTGTGTGCACAGAGTCGACCCAGCCTTCGCGAGAGTCATCAATGAAAAGAGTATCATTAGTATACTGTGGTTCATTGATAACAATTGTGTTAGCTCCCTCGGTATCAAAACCAACTCCGATACCAACCATAAGAGCGTCCATCATCCAAGCGAAAAGATAGCCGCCCTTAGTCGCTAGATCGCGAGTAGAGCGAAAGGCACAATTAAACAATCCTGCTGCGGTCCTTTCTTCGATAAACTTCGTTCCCATCATCCATAAGCCGCGACCAGGGGGTGTCCACTTTAATGTGAATAAGCGCTCATAAGCATCCTTAGCGGTTCTCTGAGCCTTTGCGTCATTCCATTCCAAACCTAACATGAAAACATGCTGTTTTTGCATATTGAACATACCTTCCACAACGCGGCGACATGTCTGCCACCATTCTTCGGTGCCTGAAGCTTCTGGATCAAATTCGCTTAATCTCCTCGCGTACGTTCTCTTGAACGTTACATACCCCAATGGACCCCAAGGCACTTCCTTCATCTTATACGGTTCCACAAAGGTATCCGAAAGTCTAAAGCGCCTAATGTTGTCAATTGTTCTCATTGTCTTGTTTTCCTTTTTAGTTTAGTATATTTTGCTTGTAATAGCTGCTTCTGAGCTGATGGACCCAAAGAAACTGGTGCGGTGACCACCGCCGGGTTGCTGTTGGTGTTATTGTGACTGGACGTGTTTGGTAATATCTTGATATTGACGTTGGAGGTGTCCATGAAAATTGGGAACACCATTCCATCTGGTCCGTTTCTGTTCTTGGCAATGAACAACTTCCCTTGATTATTTTGTTTGTCCTCGATAGTACGAGAGACAGAAAAAATGAAGTCGGCGACAAAGCACTTATTAAATGCCTCTGAGATTTGCTCCATCGTGATCACTTCGGCGCTTAGACCAGAGCGGTTAGTTTGCGAAGCTGTCCAGACTGGGCACTGGAACTCTGCTGAGATTCCTCTCATCTCTTCGTAGATTGATTCCAGCTCATTTCTTTTTTCTTTTCGTACTACAACAGGTTTCAAGAGATCTCCATAATCTATAATTACCATGCCCGGATTGATTCCGCGCTTTATCAATCTTGATAAGTGTGCTTTAATCGTGTTAGTCGAGGCAGATTTTGTCGGGTATTCTTTAATAATTAGTGAGCCCTCAATATCTTTGATCTCCTCATAGACTTCTTCTTTAAAATTTATTATCTCATCGAGAGGATAGCCCGTGATGCAGCTATCATATCTGTTGGCGATTACAGTTTCTTGAAGCTCCAATGTATAGTGGACGACTGTTTTTCCTTCTCGTAATGCCTCGGCACCCAAGTGTACTAGAACCATAGATTTTCCGGCACCGGTGGGGGCAATCACAACACCAAGCTCATTTTTGCCCAGCCCTCCTCCTACAATATTATCGATATCAGACCATCCGGTTGATACCGGCTTTCGATGTTTCGGCACAAATCGCGCTTCGAAGTCTGCGAGATAGTCGTAGCCAAAATTGTTATCCGACCCTAATTTTAGCGCGTTGTTAATCTCTGTAGATATTTCATCGAAGGAACACGTTTGAAGGAGCCCCACGGACTTCATCATTGCTTCTTTCAGTGTTTGTTTCCGACAAAAATCAAGAGAGGTCTCTTTAATGTATTCTTGATCGCCGACTTCATAACCGACTATCTTATCAAAATATTCCTTTACTTGCTCGGCCACCAGTTCGTCTTCATCAGACAACTCAGTGTGAATAATCGTATCCATTGTAGAAGAGGATGGGTGCCGGTCATATCTTGCACGGTAATCAATAGTCTTGCGCAGGAATACGCGCAAATACTCAAGCTCTAGAAAGCTTACATCTAGAACTTCAGTGATCTGGTCCGCAAAAGGACGATCTTCAAATATTAATTGTACTAACCCTTCTTGAAAAGTTTTTCCATACTTTCCGAAGTTTGCTTTCTCTGCTTGCATTACCCTCTCGTTTTATATAAGTATATCAAATCTGACCGTTTTGTCAAGCAGATCCGAAGATTAATTTCATGCGTTGTCAAGGCATTCCTTCTGAATCTTATTTAAGTGAGCTTGAAGATCTGCCCAATTTAGCTCACCAAATCCATCTGCGCGCATCATACCGATAACCTCGGTTTTATTAAATTCGCATTCAAAATTTTCGATTGATTCTTTAACGTAGGTTTTAGACTGGAATGACATTTGCGGAGAGTATAGCTGCATCATTCTGTAGTTGTGCTCGATCAAGCTCTTGCTCTCTGTAACGTTGCTAAAGAACTTCAAGTTGCTATCTGCGTTAGCGCAATACTCAACGATCTCATCGATGGTTGCAGTTTTCTCAACAGACAACATAGAGCCTAAGCGCTTAGCGATGGTCTTGAAGCCTGCACCCTTTACGCCTGGAAGGTTGTCCGATGCATCGCCAATGATTGCTCGGGCTAATGCCATATTGGTTGGGTGTACCCCAGTCTGCTCGATAATCCTCTTAGTATTTAAGAACTCGTCCTTTGTTGGGCGCCACAAGACTGTTTCCTCATCACAAACCTGCATAAAATCTCTATCATTAGATACAATGATCTTTTGCCAACCATCGTAAGTTGACAGCTGTGTAATGTGAGCAATCACATCATCAGCCTCAATTTCTGGCAGCATGAACTGAATAACTGGCATTTCATTCATATACTCAATGACCCGACTTTGTTGCCAGATCTTGTTTTGTAACTCCTCATCATCTGTTAGATTATGAAAAGCTCTATTCAGTCGAATGGGTTTGCGACCGGCCTTGTAATTCTTATCCATGGTCTTTCGCTTCTTGGAGCCGTTGGGTCCGTCCCAGACTACGATAACGTTATCCGGGCTAGTAGTCCGGACCAACTTTTGGAGGATTTTAATGAACCCCTTGAGTCCGCCGATCGGGTCTCCGTTGGTTGAGATGCTTGGGTCTACAATGTAAGCCCTCAAATATGCATTCAATGCATCTACAATTAATACTCGTTTCATACTGCCATCCTTTGTTTGTTCATTGTATCACGATATTCTAATAATGCAAGCTCTTTGTGCTTGGCTTCGATCATAACGTCAAAATCATGACCGTAATCACTGAATGGATTACGAATCATATCTGAGTGTGCTTGAGGTTTGATCTTGGGGTTGTTGTGCTCGATAGAGCGCGACTCTGCGTAATGCACAACTGGCTTGATGTCACCCCACGTAGATAGGGCAAGCTCAAGTGCTTCTTGCTCGGACTGACCGCCGGGGTGCAACATGTGGTGGTGATAGTCAAAGACAATCGGGATGCCGATGCGCTTGTAAACACTGTCATACAATTCCTTGGTCGAGTACAACGAAGCCTTGTCATCGTTCTCGACTGTAAGGCGAGAGCGCACGTTGTCAGGTAGGCGTTCGAAGTTGCGACAGAAGTTGTCGAGAGCGAATGGCTTATCGCCGTAGGCAGCACCAACATGAATGTTGAGCTTGGCATAGGGCGTCTGCGGTAGCCCGATGAGGTCGAACAAATCACCGTGCACCGACAAGTCAGTCTTGGTAAGATTGAATACACGCTCTTTGGGAGATGCAAGCTTGTTGAATGGACCCGGATGTGAGGTGATGCGCATACCGTGCTCGCGAGCAAAGTTACCTGCGGACAATGCAGCCGCATGGATAGCACCGTAGTTCGGCATGTCAGTCAAGTCATACTCGCTAGCCCACGGCACAATGTCCGATGACAGCCGATAGAAGTAAATGTCGTTCTCCAGATTCCACTCTAGAATCTTACGTAAGTCGCGTAGATTTTGGAGCGCAAGCTCCGAAGCATAGTCAATACCACGCTCTTGGAACGTGCGCTTGATCATAGTCCTGTTAGTTGTGATGCGCTGCGATTTGGGGCGGTTTGAGAACCCCATGTTGATGCAAGCATAGCCGTAGTTTCGCATGAATAACCCTCCTTAATTGATTATATCTTATTATAGCCAATCTCGGAGAGAAAGTCAAGTACTTTTTTATTCTTTTACTGGAACTGTCAGATCTTCTTGATCTTCATAATAAGCCTTTGCATCACCCTCACGCTTATCAAACTTCTGTACAATTTCTTCATCCATGATCTCAATAACACGAGAACGAAACTCTTTATCGCTCTTTATTAATTCAGTCCACTTCGACGGCTGGAACTTCTTTGTATATCCGTCTGGTGTTGATAGTGTGTACCAAGCGCCAGCAGAGGTTAAGCTTTCGGCTCCCTTGATTGCATCAAACCAACTTTCTTCGTCTCGGATTCCAATTTCCTCAGTACCCCACAGGATTCGGAAAGCACAAGAGCGACCCTGCGAACCAAAGCGAGACTTTTCAAGCTTAATCTTGACCTCGGACCCAATTCGGAAGCCCTTGTCGTCTTCAATAAACGAAGACTTTGCCTTTCGTCCTGTCAGCCAAATCCGCAACGAATAGGCATAGTGCATAGCCTTGCCACCGGGCGTGATATATGGTGTTGTCATTGCAACGATGCGTGCGTTTGGTCCCTGCGGGATATTTGTCTTCAATTGGTTGAGAACAATAAACGTTGCTTGCTTATCTGCCAGCGGGATTGTCAGCTTTGACATGCCCTTGGCAAGAATACGAGCCTTCACTGCCATCGAGGACTGTGGATTGAAGTCGCCTTCAACATCCGAAACCGATGGTGTGAATGCCAGCGAATCCCAGATTAAAACTAACTTTTCATCAGTAGCCCCAAGAAGCTCTTCGATAGTCTCCAAAACAAACTCGACAGAGGATGCTTGGACATACATTAAGCGGTCTAAATCACAGCCAGAACGCTCCAAAAAACTTGGGTCGATTGCTGATTCAGAATCAAAATATACCACAAGCTTGCCCTGTTTCTGGGCGTTTGCGGCAATCTGTGCGGCCATATATGACTTACCAGTTGATTCAAGTCCTGCAATCTCTGTCACCTTCCCTACTGGGATACCGGCAACTCGACCCTTGCAGATGATTGAGTCCAACCAGCGTGAGCCAGTTGGAATCCACTCTTTAACTGACGTTGGGTTGTCGCCAGTTAGATCGTGTGCGACATTTCTGCCGGCTTTCTTATTTACAAGCGACATGAGATCCTGCATAGATACTCTGCCAGCTTTAGCTGTCTTCTTTTTAGGCATTCGCCCTCCTGTTAGTTATTCATTATGATACCACTATCCATCGGTGGTGTCAAGTGTTATTTATAGAGTTGCTATGATTTTGTCTAGATCTTTTGGATTTGTCAAACTAAGGTTTGACTTATTATAACGACCCTTGATTTTTACTGCGCATGTAAAACTAGTAGAGCTATTTTCACCTGACGATGGCTTGAAACGGAATCTTAGATCACAGGATAGCCCCAAATCTTTAAACATGGGCACGTCAACAAGTGTCTGTGCTTCTGGCTTTAAGGCGTACAATCCACGACCGTTAATTTGAATAAACGAATCGCCTTTGTCGCTATAGTAGCCAGCAATATGTGAGAAATCGAACGGGACTTTAATGTCGGTTTTGCCATCAAACCATAGTCCCTGCAGTTCTCTCTTTAGCTCGCCAGTGTTTAGCGAACGCTTAAGTCCAGCAATTTTTTCATTCTTGTCTCGGTTTAGGCGTGGGTCGTTAATGTTTGGAAACCGCGCGTTGGCATTGAGCCAGTCCAGCAGGTAGTTGTCGAACAAAGGCTTAAAAATACCTTCGTTTTTAAGATAACCCTCTGTGCGGCGGGGTTCCCATGTCCCGGCGGCCGTATTGAATTGGGCTTTAAATTGACCAAAATCGGCTGAGAGTGCTGTCTTTAGTTCCACGGTCATAACCGTTTGTCCGCCCTTGTTAATAGAGAGATCGGATCCGTGACCGAAGCCGGCTGTTTCAGCAGTAACTCCCATGTGACTATATCGCTGAGTAATTTCGTTTGCCAACTTCTCTTCAAAATCCATCCCAGCAGATGCAGCAGTTCGTTTCTTGGGCTTAACATATACGTAAACACTGCCGGCGCTGCGATCAACAAGCTCTAGGCGACCTATGCTGCTGCCCCCGCCGATAGGGTTGTGGGTAAATCCCAGCGGAGTAAGCATTTGAATCAATTTCTCCATTGTCTCCGAACGATGATCGTCCAAAACTCTAATTTGGTTCTTAACAAGCTTGTAGTCATATCCCTCTGCCTCGATAGTGCGAAGGGTGCGCATTAAATTGTTCTCCGGAGAGTCTTTGGGGGCAGGGAGTGGTCCGTCTAGATCTTTTTCCATTTCAGGAGGTACATCTATATCTTCTTTCAGAAACTTGCGCCAGTCTTTCATCAGTGGTTTCATATTCATTACCCTTTAATTAGTATCTCGGATGACTGTTTTTGTTTTTTAACGTAGCCTTCTTCGGCTTTCTTTTTCTTCTCTTCTTTTGAATATACATTAGTCATACCATAAGACCACTCTGCCTCAACAATTTCATAATCTTTATACATATCTCTGATTTCTGGACAGTCATTATAGGACATTAGCCAGCCAGTTCTGTTTGTTAAGATACCGTGCAATCTTTCATGATCAAACGAATCATGCAAGTTTCCATCAACGCCGTACAGAGAATTCTGAGAACCCTTTAACATGTACGGCGGATCAAGATATAAGAAAGCTTTTGGATGGTAAAAGATAGCGTCTTCAAAGTCAGCGTAATCCACTCTAAATTTTTGTGCGTTAAAGTCTCTGAGTCTTTGCACTGAAGATTCAGTGAATCTTGCGTAAGATGCTCTCTCGGACCAACCACCACTAAACGTAGCTCCAGAGAACCCGGACCTGTTGATGATGTAATATTTTGCTGCTCTCTCGTAGGAGAACATAAACGTTTCTATCTTCAGGTCTTCGCGGTACTGATGGAACGCCTCCTTGGAACACCCTGTCACGGTGTCGCCGTTTCTAATCAGGTATTGTTCTCGGAGCTTCTCTACTTCATCAGCCAACTTATTGCTGTCGCCACACAGACCCTGCCAAAACCATACAAGCTGCTTCATCTTGTCGTAGCCAAATACTTGGATACCACGATTAGCTAAAGCTAGCTCTATTGAGCCACCCCCGAAGAATGGCGAACAAACTCGTTCGACACCTTCGGGGATGTGGGGTAGGATATGCTTGACGGCACGGGATTTGCCGCCGGGATATCGCAAGGGCGTTTTCACTAGTACTTATCGACTGAAACTAGATTGCTGCCATTGATGTTATGACTGTTGACAATCTGGGGCAAGGCTCCTTTGAAAACAAAGGGGCGCTTAGTTGGAATAGTCAAGGAAACGCCGTCTGGCAATTGACTCATGACTACCTCCCAAGAATCACAGTACAAATCTTCTACATACCCCATCGACTTCTTGAGTCCTGCGCGTGCCGCTGTTGGGCTATTATCGGTGGTGTAGAAGATCAGATTCACTGGCTCTCGACCGTTCTTCAGGGCATCTCGCACATGTCGCCAAGCTCGCTCGGCGTATGTCTCGTTATCTGCCATGTTAATAAGAACATAGTCAGCCTTAGCTAAACCAAGATTTGTCTTGATCCACTTCTCTGCATCAGACTTGGTCAGAGACCAGATAAGTCCGTCATCTGTCTTTGAGCGGCTTATGATTGCATTACGAATCTTAGTAACCATTCCGTTAATACCGTTGTCATAAACTCGACCAATCTTGACTTCATGGTTCAGCCAGTTGTCAACATCAGTGGTAGTAGCTTCAAGTTCTTCACTATCAATCAAGCTCACTCCCGCAGCCACATAATCATTGAAAGTAGCCATAAAGACTGGCTTCTTTTGATTAGCAACAAGTCCGTTAGTAATGCTGTTGCGTTCTGTCTTGACGCTGCGAGTGTAGATAGCAATAGGCATATAAGAATAGCCGTTTAGCTTAGCAGCCTTGATACGAGTTCTTCCCTCCATAATATCTCCATCCGTGTCACCGCATGGTGGAAATTCCGACATGTCATATCCATATCGGCGGAAAGAAACTCGGAAGCTTTCAATTCTCGTAGCCTCGTCGTTGGTGTCACGAATTCCAATGTTCTTCCAGTTAGAGGTGTTGGTGTCTACCTCGTTCAAATCTAACCAGTCGATATGTGAAAACTCCGCGTCATTGAATTCAATCTTCGTAAGTTTTTCGATAACATCTAAATCAATATATCCTTTGTTATCAAAGCCTACACGAATTCTGGATTCGTCTGCGTTAATATCAACCACATTAAGGTCGTTGACATTCATGATGCTAGTTTCAGCGCTAGCAGGCGCTTTTTCGTCTTTAAAAGACATGGGTTTCTCCGTGGCCAATGGCCGGTGTGATAAAGTGCTTATTAGCCGTAGCAGTTACACTTTTAAGTTAATGTGGATTTTTATGATCCTCACCACTTTGGATATTTCTCATTATATAACAGTTGTTAACATTTGTAAACAACTTTTTTTTAAAAGCGGCAGACTTTAACCGGTCTGCCAGCGGCATGCTTAAAACGAAAATCTGGAATTTTTACCGGGGAAAAAATTTAGCAGATCGTCGATTTTCATTCTGCGGCTGTGTCTTCAGCCGGTGCGGCTGAATCAGCTGCTGTGTCTTCGTCCTTGTCTCCACATGCCATCAGTAGGCTAGCGGTAAGGATTGGTAAGATAAACTTCATTATTTCTCCTCTTATGAAAATCTTAAAAGCGGCAGACTTTTGACCGGTCTGCCAGCGGCTTTCTTCTGTCTTGTCTCAGTTCTTCTTGTTCTTCTTGCGTCGGCGATTACTACGCTTCTTTGGTGGCTTAAAATCTCCGAAGAAGGCAGTAAATTCTAACCCAAATGTTGGGTAGATAGTGAAAGGAACATCTGTCTGTGTGCCATTGGTCCGATTGATCGTCTGATCGCCAGGAACATGTAAATTCATAAATGCGCCAACCTGATAGCAGTTTCTCTTGGAACGGAACCCAACACTGGCTTGGGCGCGTGCGATGAAGGTATTCATCCTAAACTCGGCGCCATTCTCCTTAAGCCAGCTTTGAGAGCCAAAGCCCACACCAAGTCCGGCGAGAATGTGAACGTTGTTTGCTGACGTACCGATAAAATCGTAGTCTAACGTCATATTGGGGCTACTGTATCCATTATCTCCAACGTGATACCACATGTGAGAGCCGAATCGTTGGTTCTTTCGCATATGCAAAACGCCATGCAAACCAAATCCGACATCGCCACCGGTCGTCTTAAATCCAGCAGATTTAACTACATCTGGAAACTCAAACGGGTGGTTTCCTGGTAGAACTATAGTACTAACCGTTGGTCCGATGCCCCACATGTAGGGTGTTCGGGCTGCTTCGGCGGTTGGGGCTGCTAAAAGCATAGCGAATATTGTTGGTATAATCTTCATTGGTTTCTCCTTCTTGATTACCTATATAATATACCATAGGTAAACGAGGATTGCAAGGTAGTTCTTGTCAAGGAATTGTCAAGGACTTAAAAAGCGGCAGACTTTTGACCGGTCTGCCAGCGGCTATTTGCTTACTACTCGCTTGTAGTGTTATCGGTACCACTGTTGGTGGTCTCCGTGGTGGTACCTTCATCATCAGCACCGGTGGTTGTTTCAGCAGTATTAGTGGTAGTAATTTCCTCTGACACTTCTACGGAAGTACTCTCTCCCGTTGTTTCGACGGCGCTAGAGGTTTCTCCCGCGTCCGACACAACTTGTGGCTCGTAAGAGCAGGTACCGTAAGCAGTTGCGACGACTAAAACGCCACCCACAACACTCACTTGTACTCTCCATCGCGCCCACAGTGATTTCAATGATTCTAACATGATTATCTCCTTTTATTAGAAAATGTGGCAGACTATTTACACACCCGGTCTGCCATCGGTTCTCAAACCAACTATTTAGATCAGCCGTTCATTAGTTCATTAAATGCGCGATCAACCTCACTTGTTCCGTTGGAGGGACCGTACTTAGCTGTCTCGGATGAGCGGCTTTCAGCGGAAGTATTTCCAGAAAGCTGTGCATCGAGAATTGCGTCAACCTGCTCTGGACTAAGACGCTCAAAAAGAGTATCTACATCAGGCATACGATCGAGGAGGGCAGGGATCGCTTCCGTATCAGGCAGTAGTGTGGATGTGTTGCGACGCATCTTCAAGTTAGTTTGAGGATAGGCACCGGGCTTATTTGGCTTAGTGTAAGTCAACGTAATATCGGTTCCAGACTGAAGATCTGTAATATCGCCGTACTCCGGGTCAAGGATATAACCAAGAAGAAGCTCATAAGCTTTCTTTCCATAGCCATACATCTTAATTCCCTCGTCCTCTCGGCCGCGGACTACGACTGGTGAGAAATACCGTTGGCGTACAAAGAGACTCTTTGCAAGCTTCTTGCTTTCCTCATCGTTAGTTGCTACTCCTTCCTTCCACAAGGTCGAAGCAAATTCACAAATTGGGCAATGCTCTCCAAAGTTACGCTTTGGACACATGATGCCGCCCTTGTGCTCACCCACATTATAATGGAAGTGGACTTCCTTAAGCGGGTCGCCATCCTTACCGGGCACGATACGAATATCAGTGTCCCCCTCGTCTGGCTTAAAGAAAACCGAAGTTCTCTGGTCGGGGTTATTACCCCTTAGTGTTGCGAGCTTACGTCGCATTAGTTCCATATCAATTGTCATTTTAATCTCTCCTGATTATTTGGTTAAAGTATATTGAGCTTTCCTCAACATCTAGTTTAATACACTTGGGTTAGCTTGTCAAGTGTTTTTTTGGACTACGTTAGTATGGGCAACGCAGAACCCAAAGTCTGTTTGGTGTGGTGTTTCATAGACAGCATATGATACACGTCGGAATGTGTTTCTTGGCTTACTTTTGAGAATTTCAACAAGTCTTCGGTGTAGTGTACCATCTGTCTCTAGTGTTTCCTGATTTATACATACATAATAACATACATCCCGAGGGCTGTCAAGATTAAAAAACCATTTTTCTTCAAGATTCTTTGGATTAAGGGCTCCGTATGCTCGGATGCGATTAATCTCAAGTGGCTTGGAAACCATGCCGATTTCTGGTTCAGCGTGAGTGAAGTAGTTTACGTAATGAATCATGGAAAAAATTGTATTGTTGATAGACTCATAATACTTCTTAATTGGAATATTGTCAAGTGATTTTTCTATTTCAAGATTAGAAATTATAGTTAACGACTTGAACAATCCTGATCGAGCGTACTCTTGAAGCACACCAAACACAGCATTTTCCACAAGCTTCGGTGTGCCAGTCAGGAGTTCCGAATCAGGCTTTATGTAGAATACTTCAATATTTTTGTCTCTAATTTGTGATAAGATGCCCAAAGTATAGTTTGAACTATAAGAAGACCCAGTAATAATAACCTGAACATCATCAGACACCTCGGCAAAAAACTTGCTCAGATCTGGGACGTTGGTTTCATAATCTTCTGGATCGTCAAAGCGCTTTAGTTTAAATTTCCGCTTTGAGGAACGCTTAACCGAACTATTCATGCTGTACACATCGTAGTTGCTTGTCCCGCTGAATAGCTCTGCGACCTTAGAGGCCGCATTGCCAATGCCGATTACGGAGATCATATTTTCAACTCTTTAAGATTGTAATAATCCTTTCCGGCAGTGAGATTGCAAGGATACCCATCTTCAAAAATCTCTTTGATCTGTGGTATCAGTTTCCGGTCTTCGTCGCAGTAGTCAATCACGATCTCATCGTGAACGATATGTGATATGTAGGAACTACAATTATTGTTTGTCAGGAACCTGTCGATCTCTACCGCCTTGGAGAGAACCCTGTCGGATGTGGTGCTTTGCAGCAAATAATTCAATGCTTTTCTTTCCTCTACTCGAATCTTTCGACCGTATGGTGTACTAATATAACCGTCGGTGTACCAGTTGTCAAGAACTTTCTTTCGATCATACTGCTCACTCTTGATATCTTTTGATTTAGGATCATAGAGCCATGCAAAAAACCGCACCTTGCATTCCTCTCTGGTGATCTCTTGTTCAAAAAGATGGCGACTGTTCCACTCATGGATATCAATCTCTGGCTGCTCTTCACCGCAAAGCTCAAGCAGTGTTCTGACCTCTGCTCCGTTGTAATCAAAGCAAACAAACAAATCATTCTGTGGCTTGACCATTTGTCGTAGTTCTTTCTTCAAAGTCAGAATCGGGAAAGAATCCGGACGTGTTGTCAGCCTACCGGTAACAGTGCCAAAGAGGTTGTAGTCAATCTGCCTATAGTTTGATAGCAGAAGCTTAGCTTTGTCTCGATCTCTTGAGGAGACCAGCAGATGGCGGCAGTCTTGTGTAGATAAATTAAGATTTTGATATTTTATCTTATGCAGAAGCTTAGAAACATCGGATAGGTGCTTATAATTGTTAGGTCTTTCCCAGTTTTCTTTGACATGCTTTGTGACCTTGTTTTTGACTTCGCAAAATCGCATCAAGAAATCTTGAGGGATCATATCGAATATACAGTGATCTCTCATATTGACTTTTGCGATCTTGAAAGATTTTAGATAAGCCTCAAGTTTATTACGGCACTGCTTTAACTCGACTGCGTGCTCTTCTGGGCAGCATTCTTCCAATTCTAGACCATTGACCCACAAGCCCACAAACTCTACATCTCTGTTTTCAAGAGAGCCTGTGTATTTCCATGTTGTTGTTAGGTTGTCAGGAATACTGTTGAAATGCAGCTGCCCCTCAACATACACTCCAATACATTCGGACTTATCGTCCAGTGTTTGAAAAATCATTAATAACTCGTCATAGCCTGTTTGATGCTGCTAGCAGAATATGCTATACTCTGTTCCTGCATCACTTGGGCAATCGCAGGTTGGAGTACATTCTTATTATACGTGGCGGAATACCTTTTGTCAAATGGTTTATTAATAAATCTTTCAAAATATATTTCTACAATCGAATAATCTCCTTTAAGCCTCAAGTATTCAAGAGTATCTCGGACCAAAGATTTTTTTTGGTGATGATCCATGTCCGGCTTTTCTTCGATTAGCCTTAACTTCATATAAATTTTAGCCCAATGATCTAAACCATACAGACCAATGAGATCGTTGACAGAATAACTTGGAGGAGTAATGACCTTATAAGTCATCTTCTTTCCACATATAACTTGTTTTTTAAATCTTTTTCTTTTAACTTTGTTGTAGAGTTGCAGCAGCTGTCTGGGTAAAAAAGTCAACCCATCAATTGAAGCGTGCGTGAATCCCTGATTAAACAAATCCATAGATGTTAAGTAATACTGATTGCGCACTATTTCAATTTCTGGTGCTTTGACATCGCAAATTATTCTCCACGGTATATTACGATCAATGATAAATCCATGCTTATTGCAAGCATTAACAAAGAATTGCCAGTTTTTGCTTTTAAGGAGAGTCTCTACTTTCCCTTCATCATCGCTGTAATCCAGATCGGCGATCTCAATCGCCAGTCCGCTGCTCATTATCGAATTAAGATCGCTTTTCATATATGCTGAGCGGGTGAACGGTGTAGTTTTCATGGCGATCTTTGCTATCTTCATAAACTCGTCTAAAAAATGAGGAAAATCTTCTACCATTATATTAGCTAACATAAATCGACTCTTAATTTTATCAAACAATATATCTTTGTATTCATTGAATCCGGTAGTGGGATCCTCGAATGCCTTGTATGCTTTAAGTTCAGATAAATAGGGATCTGTTTTGCTAATTTGCCCATTTGTCATACACCGCTCAAACTCTGATACCATCTGGTTAAACAAGTCAGCAACAAAGCTAAATGCTCTCAGCGGTTGTTCGGGATTTTGGCTTCTAATCTGCTTCAGTCTCGATTCGTGTTTTACAAAAATAGGAGAGTGCCACATATCTACTTTGCCATACAATTTTTTTTCACCAATTGTAAAATCAACTAGATTATTATTTTGATAGCGCGCGTTTTTAGCGCGAATTCGGTACCTTAGCCTTTTGTTAAATAAATCAGAGGTCTTCTCATTATTTGATTTTGCGTAATATTGTGTCATCTTATTCCTCTCTATTGTCGCCTTTTATTAAAAACCAAGCAGACTGCCAATTCCGGCTGTCTCTGGAAGCTCTTCTTCTGGGTTCGGTCTTAAAGAGATGGAGCACTTACGCGATTGTATGTCTCCGGTACCGGTAGAGGAAACTGCCATTTGAGAAGCTCTTTCACTTTCTTCTCCATCCACCTGATTTACCCATTTAGTATGTAGTACTGTATTTGCTTTGCCCTCAGCAAACTCATGCTCTGATCGAATAATCATATAGTACCCACCGATACCAAGAGATGTGAGTCTGAAGTTTTCATCCCCTGAACCTTCAGGTGCGAAGCCACGGGGATCAATATAGATATATGTTCCCGGAAAGGTGTTGACGCTGGCGAACATATCTACTTGGGCATCATAGGTAACTCTTAACTGTTGTAAACCATCATACCCAGATTGCTCGAACCTCACTTCAGCTAACCCTTTTGTTTGTGTCTTCGTGAGTTTTATATTTTTAACCAACCCTCGATCTCGGCCGAGCATATAATGAAATATACCAAATTTTTCTTCATCAGATTGCTTCTCACCTTTCATCAATTCTGTCGGCATGACACGACCAGCGAAGTAAACAAAGTAGTTATACTCATTGGAAACCGGCATGCTTGTTCTAGCACTATTGCTGGGTCCAGATGGATTTAAAACAGGCATCTCATAATCGCTTAGGCGCGCTCGGAAGTTTGCTTTATTTCCGCCGTCTGCCAGCGATCCCGCCATTGCACCGGCGATGCCAGCGACTTGGGCGGCGACGCTGGCGCCTGTAGCGGCGGCTTCTGTTGCGGTCGCTTCCATAGAGGCGTTAGCGGCGCCGATGGCTGCTTCTGCTGCCGCCACCGCGGGAAGTGTAACTGGGTCATAGGTGGGATGAGCGCCATAACTGGATATAGCTGACTGATTTAATCTAGTCTTTTGTTTCACGCTATATCCAAAACATTGATCGTTGTTTAAGAAGTTTCTTATTAAATTATTAATAAGATCGTTTACAAATTTAGTTAAATTATAGGTAACTTCATCTTTCTGAAGCATTTTACTGGTCAACCACTCAACGAAGTATTTTACTGATATTGGGCAGTCTCCTAAATTAACATGCACAGAACTGTACCCGTCGGCTGATTTGGGGTGGGACAATTCCATTGGTCCGAGCATTATTCTTAATTTTTTTAAATTCTTTTGTGCGTTAAGATAGTCTTTTTTCTTAGCTCTCTTTTCCTCGCATGCTATTACATGACCTCCGGGGCGCAGGCTGATATCATCTATATTTTCAATAGTTCTGGTTATCCCAGTTTCTATTTTTACAAGAACCATGTCGATTAAATCACTTAAATAGAAGAAAGACAAGTCGGCTTCGCGAGGATCGTTACCCAAGAGGGCAGCTTGAATTTGATTTTTCTCAGCGTCGGAGGTTCCTGCTTGGCTATCCGCCCCGAAAGCTGTACTCAGTGCGCTGGCGACTCTGGTTTTCAGAAGTTCATTGTGTTGCGCGTTTGAGCGTATCACAAGACTATTGTCTCCTATGAAGTCGTCGTATGTGCTATGTGGACCATATGATAAGAAGGAAGTTATTTTAGCATAAGGTAAGTTAACATAATATATTAGATCTTCTGTCATCATATCTCCGATTAAGCTCGCTATAGCCTGTTCAGTCTCGCCCTTAATTTCAGTAGCAAAATCTTCTTTTTGCTGACTTATTCGCTCTGAGTCACAGCCTTGGGAGTTATAATGCTTCATCATCAACTTGCGAAAAATACGATTTAATTCTATGTCGGATGAAGAAAACACATTGAACATGGATTGATCAAAAAATTGTTCGATGTAAGCTAAAAAATTTAAGTTGAATATAACTCTACCCATTTCATCTATTTCAAAATTGTGAACTGTGGGAGTCAAGTTTAACGTAACAAAAGATTCAGACAGCGCTTCTCTCAGTTTTTCGTGCATCGAACTCATTTCGTTTATAGGCTGCGAAAAGCCTACTTCTGCCTTCAGTCTAAAATTTAATTCTGATTTTTCGGTATTTTCACTTAGAATATCAAAGGTCGGCGCGCCGCAGGGTGCCGGTGTCGCACTCTCTTCGGTATCTTCCGCACTTTCTGCTGCCGTATTCCAGGTCTTCATCGCCAGATCGCTATACCTGTAGGTTGTCGGCTGCAGAGTGCCTTGGTCATCTACGTAGTGACTTGGACGATCTCTTAAAATTTCAGACATCGTGTTAGCAAAGATTTTTAAATTAGCCTTTATACTTTTCTTAACTGAAAATGGATTACTACCATCGTAAACGAAATTAAAGCTTTTTAATCCGGCTCCAACGCCGCGGGCTACAGAGTTTTTAAACATATCTAAATCTGCTGCACTAAAGTGTGACTCAAATTTAATTTCGACCTCTTGCTCATTCCCTTCTTCGTCAAATATCACTTTCCATAAGCGTATTTTTGGTTGTAAATTTGATAGTTCGTGATTTAACGCGTTGTAGAATCTTGTTAATTTTGGATTCTGAGTTAACTTATTTAAAAACCCATACGAACCCCCATCCATTAGTATGGTAGCATTGTTGTCAAGGCTTTTTCGGTTCGCTACGCTTTGATAATACGGAAGTCTTTTAGTAGCAGGGGCTGCTTCGTTGCCTCGATCCATATTCACTCTTTTAGACGCAGCAAAGTCAGCGATGAAACTTAACAAAAAACACTGCTCTTTAAACATCACGTTTGTAGCACCGGTGCTGATAAGGATGTCCCCTAGCTGGTCGAAGGGGTTGCCGATGTCTCCCCGGACTACATCCTCCATGTGATCATCAAAATCATCGAAGATATTGTACCAATCATCATCGTCGTTAAATGCGCCTGCAATCTCATTAATTGCATCACATGTCGCCATGATGGTTCGCCGGTGCGAATCGAGAATTTTGTCATGCCGTGTGCTTATTTCATCGAGAGTACCGCCCAAGAAGGAAGCAACTGAGTTCAAAAGATTTGAAAGCTGTCCATAAACATCATTTTGTTTTATGAAGGTCATTTGTCTTATACCTTCGTCTTGGGTGGTTTCACTCAGGGTGCTGCTCAAGCTCGTCTGTCCGTATTGCTTGCTGAACATCGCCAGCATTGCTGATGCAACTGTCGCCTGGTTCTGGGTCATAAGAAAAGTGTCGTCAGAGTTTGAGAGGTCCTCGGGAAGTGATCTGATTGTTGTCGCAAGTGCAGCAAAGCGGTCAGCATCTGCCTGTAATTTTGCTTTTGTTCTATCTATGAAGCTGCCGTCGCTAGAGGTCCACGGTTTAAAGAAGGTGCGGTCGCTATAATCAGGAGATACTGTCCATTTCGAATTCCAGAGTCCTTGATTCAAGACACCTCCGGTCATCAACATTGTGTATGGTCGCATATCGTACAGCTGGGCTGAGCGTCGCGAGTAGTCAACATACATCGTACTAGGTTGCCATGGCTCTGCATCTTCACACATTTTGCCTCCTGCGTTAACTTCTGAAAACGATCTTACAACAAAATTTTCTGGTGTATTCATGCCCTCGACGGGTGCACCACCGCCGGCGGACGATGGTGGCAGATAAGGTCTTCTGTTTGCTTTTGTCCAGCTTCTTAAATTAGAATGATTGGCATCCATAATCGAGTTCCAGCCAACCTGCGCATCACCGTCACCCGATAAGTGTCGAATATCGCGCTCGGTAAATAATGAATATTCCCGATGGTATTCAGGTCCGGATCGTAAATCAGAACTCTGCAAGAGAGTCTGGTCTGATGCTTGCGTATAATATCCGATCATTGCCATGGCTGTTTCAAGGGTCGTAAGCCATCCGAATGGCCACGACTTCAGCACAGCGCTAGTGATATTCTGATCAGCCATGGCATTATCTTGATCTCGGGTATCACCATACTGAGTGTACGAAATCGCTTCAATCGCATTCAGGTCGGTGCGCATGTGCCAGTGGTGAAAAGGGTCGACCTCTCCGTTTGGCGTTGTAAAGCGACTGTCATATAAAGCTTGGTCGGCTGTATCAAATGCGCCGAAGTCTGGGACTTTAGTCGAAAACGTCTCATCTAATTCTGATACCCAACTCCATTTTTTAAAGCTGTACGGGAGCACGTCGCGTACATCCCACGGTCCATAGTTAGGGGCAGAGAGGACCATCTCAGACATTTCATTCATCCAAAGGTGGGTACTCACCGGTGATGACGTCAACGTTCCAGTGTTGAGTCTTTCCTTATATGCGGTCCGTGCGTAATTGCCCCAGGTTTTATCTCCCTCAATCGGTGAACCGACGCGCCATGATTCGGGTGCTCGGTACGTGTGGTCGTACATTGTTTTTTGATCTTCGCGGCGCTTTTCAAAATACTGTTGGTTACCAAGTTCCAACCATGGATTGACATCTATAGTTCCGAAGATTGAAGTGAGTGATTCTAAGACAGAATTTCTAGTAGCTACACACAATTGTGAAGAATCTATAATAAATTGTGCGCTCTCTAAAACTGCCGGGGCTTGCTCCAGAACCGATGCGGCGACCGCTTCATTGATCTGTCGTTTAGCCGCGTCGATTGTGGACTCACACTTCTTCCCGGGACCGGTACCGTTTACTCCGTCAACGCAGGGTTCACTGGTGGAGGGAGCCGCACTGGACCCTTGCGCGCCAGTAGCGGTACCCCATGCTGCATCTCCTCCTCCTCCCGCCATTAGTACGACCCCAGGATAGTTAAAGCTTCTTGAAGATTTGTTGGGATCTGCAGTACGGTACCGTTTTGCACGTCAGCCTCTGTTGGGCGCCCGTTCCACCATGCTATGATCCACCAATATTTTGCTGTACCATAGTATTGGGCAGCTAACTTGTAATATCGATCTCCGTACTTCCACACGTGAGATACTGTGGGTGTCGAAACTCGATCCGCGGTCGATGGGTTATAAACCATAGGTGTAGCGTAGTGGCGTAGGTTTTTAATACCGCGCTTCTTTCGCAAGAACTTATAGAATTCAGAATTGTTATTTAATATTTTTGTTGATTTGTATCTTGGCATCTTTTTTTCCTAACTGATAAAATCTTCGAAGTTGTCTTCCATGCCCGAATCTCGATATGTGTTGAGTGTGGAATTATCGGGTCTTTGCCCAGCCGATCTTAGAGCTTCGTTAGTGGTACGAGTAAGATCTTGTGTAGCGCGACCGCGGACCGCTGATCTGATGTAATCATTGTCTTCATATCTGCCTCTTCGAATATCCTTATTAAAGCGCGCTTTGCCAAACATTCCAGCATAGCGTGCGTTGGCGTTGGCAATATCCTGATCATGTTGTTCCACTTCTTCAGCCATCTGGTCCAGAGAGCCGGTTAAACGATCGTATGACAGTTCGTTTTGACGTGCCAGAACTGATGGATCTGGGGCTCCAGTCGTACGGTCGAACCCATCGTCCCCAAATCGGGAGGTATCGTTGACGCCATATGGCCATAGCTGATTGGCAAACGTCTGTGAACCGGCGCCATCGGGAAACCACCCAAGCGTGTGTTCGTGGATTGCAGAAAAAGTCAAGTTAACTTCAATCATTTTAGGTAAAATAGTGCCTTGGTTGATTTCGAATACGCCGTGATCTGGGTTATCTAGATTGTGGTTAACCGACACATTTTTGATGATTCCGAGAAGTCCTCCGTGATAGTTTCCAGCAACGGTGTTGCTACCTACGGAAGTGCTTGGCCACTCTCCGCCGCCGCCGTCTTGCACATGTCTTTCAAATGTTCCCAAAGTACTATATACTGCAGCTTCGCTGGCTCTACCTCCGTCCCCACCGCCAATTGAGCCGTCTGCATCACCAATCTGTGGTCGTGCTGCTAATATGTTCATGATTCTTAATCTAACAAGAGGGGAGTTGGAGATTGTTAGCGCATTCGTGACATCAGCTTGATTCCCTGCGGTACTGGTGGTGCCATCGGTAGCATATGTGGGGTATAGGAAGGTTATCAACCTTTGAACTCTCGCTAGGTTTTCGAAAGATTCTCCCTCAGAGGCGGCTGGCACCTTGAATGCCAGGGTAATTTCTCTCTGTGTATTCTTGAACATGTGAATCGGATCAGAACGACCGTAAACAGTTTCGGATGCCCAATCGCAGTTATAAGTTTCATTAAACGCGGTTATGAAAGCTTTAAAGGTAACGTCTTCTTCGGAAGGGACATGCTGAAAAGATACAGTCATACCCTTGTTTGCCATAGCGTCCGAGCCATCTATAAAGTGAGGCATGTGTCCGGATGCCATTCCGCCGGCAGCAGTACGTGCTACAGATGCATTGTTGTTAGCCATGTGGGGCTCAGCAATTGTTCTTGCGCCTGGGTTTGCCGGATCGTTCACAACAATACCAAATTTTTGTGAATCAAATACGGGTCTTTCTTGATTTTTCCAGTCGTTTTTACCCATTTATATGTACTCCTTTACCGTAGATTAATTTAAAATACTAGCTACGGCATCCATTAATCCACCGGATGACTTAGCATCTGTGCTAGTCTTAACTATTCTTTTATCCAAAACATCACCATCTAATTCCAAAGTAACATGAACATTAATTGGTCGACTGCTCTGATTGTTGGATGATTTTGTTGTATTTGTTGTAGAGGATGCATCAACCACACCTCTCACGCCGACCGCTGTAGCGGCTTTGGCAGCGATTGCTGCAGCGTCTAAAGTAGCGGTCAGCATGATCGCTTTCGCAGTTGGGATGTCATCCATTGCTTCTGCTACGTTACGCAGCAAGTCTACAAGTCGGCTAATACTGGTAACATTCATTTCTGCCATACCAGTTGCAAACGAAGCCATGGCTTCCAAGTCTCTTGTTGAAATCATCTTCAAGGCAAGTCCGAAAGCAAGCATCCCAAGACCAACAGCGCCAAAACCTACACCAGCCATCATTAAGAACGGTCCTGCGAGTGCCAATGCTCCGACTAATCCAATAAACGCTAGCGTCTTTTTAATGTCCATTGCTTCAAACATTACCCCTAATCCTTGACCCATTAATCCAATGCCGCTGGCAACGAGAAATATAGACCCAGCAACTGCGGCAACAAACAACGCAAAGACCCCAAGCCCAACGGCAACTACCGGGTTTGCCAACGCTATTCCAACTCCAACCATCGCTAAGGAGAATGCGGTTAACGCTGGTGCGCCAAAGTATAAAGCACCGCCCAAGGCTATTAAGGCTACAGACATTGCCAGCATTTGTTCAACAGAAAGCAAACTAAACCCTGCTGCCATGAGTGCTAATCCGGCACCAACCAAAAACGTACCAATACCAAGAGGGACCATCGTGGTGGCGACCGCAGCTAGCCCTGCGCCGGCTTTCTCACCAACTTTGCCAATTGCGTATAGTGCTGCTCCCATTCCAAATAAAGCTAATACAACTTTAGATGGGGAGGATATCATTAATGCGCGCGCGATCATCGCAATAGCGAGTGCTGCTGCGATTAGTGTTACGATCGCTCCTTTTTTCCCCAGACTCGCTGCTCTTTCGGCGCCAACTCCGGCCATGGTAGCAGCGGTCTCGATGGATTTGGCAACAGCCAAAGCAATCGTTAAGGCTTTATAAACCGCCATGATTCCCATTACAGTCTTAAGCACACCACTATAATCAAGCATGAGTTGTGTTATCGTTCGCATACCGGTCATCATTGGTTGCACAAAATCTTCTATTAATTCTTGTCCAACAATCGCAAGCTGCTCTTGTGCGCTTTGGACATCTTCGGCGCGCTTACGTTGTTCAATAAGCGATTCGGCATTCTGGTTTTGGGCGCCTGATAGTGAGTCCATATCTCCAGCCATCATCAAGGCAAGGTCACTTACATCACCAAGACCAAGTGACTCTGTATAAAACTGCTTCTGATAGTATGACATGTCGTCAAAGCTACCGACAGTGTTCATTATAGATTCTCTTAAAGTTTCGAATCTTGCTGCCGGATCTGTCTCCATCATCATATCCATGGCATTAACCATGTTGCCACCCATTGCTGCATTTAATTTACCAGCTTGTTCGGCGGCGCCTTCGAATGTATCAAATCTGTTTGTTAGAGATAGAACTTTGTCCATCTCCATACCAGTAATCTTAGATATTCTACCAAGATCTTTGAAAGCTTTAATACCCTGCTCACCAAATTTGGCTAATTGTGGTCCGGCCGCAGCAAACTCAGCGGCAAACTCAGCAGGCACACGACCAAGAGCACGTGCTGCCGACGCAAGTTCCTGTTGCGTGACTATAGCAGCCGATGCAGACTGTCCAAAAAACTTTGTTGAGTTCTGCATGCCTTTCGCAAAATCTGCCTGTGCAATGCCTTGCTCACCGAGTAAAGCGCTAGCTTGTGTAATTGAATCTCTTTGCGCTTGACCTAACATGGTGAAATCGGTCATTCCGGTTATAAGAGCAACCTGGGCGTCGCGAGCATCTTCCATGCTGACACCATATTGGTTCATTTCTTTCCACTGGTTCGTGATTGACTCTGTGTATGCTGGACCCATTTGATAGTTGCGTTCGAAATCTGCAATCAGTTGGTCCATTTGGAATACGGTGGATTTTAAAATACTAAAAAGTTTACCGAAGCCTTTATCTGCTAAGCCGCTGACAGCGTTGTTCATTGCAGATAATTGTGAGCCAAGATCTCGTTCCAGCATATCAGCGACGCGTAGAACCGCGCCACCAACCTTGTCTTCCATCAAGTTGCCGGTGCCTCTTATTGCAGCATCGTTGGCTTTCATTGCTGCTCTTTGTTTCTCTAAGCCTTCTGCTAAAACCTCATATCTTTTTTGGTCAGCTACATCGAGTTTTTCACCAGCTTTGATTTTTTTGTCTAAATCCTGCAGCTCTTGTGCTGCCAGATCTAATCTAAGTTTTGCAGCTTCTCTGCTGCGAATTTGATAAGTGTACAGAGTCTCTTCTTGGTCGATGCTCTTGTTGAGCATTTCAAGACGCGCTTGCATTGCGGCATTCGTTTCTGTTACTCGCTTAAACTTTTTGTCTAGGTAAGCTAATTCTTCTTCGTTTAGCTCACCGCGCTCCTTCATCATACCAACATGTTCAACGGTTAGTTCATTTAGTCGCTGCTGATCTTCTGGGGTTAATGCCATTTGTGTTCCCTCTTATAACTCTGCTTAAATAATTAGTTATAAAAGCAAAAAGACAGGGGTTAGCCTGTCTTTAAACTACTTGGAGGAGGTGGTTGGTTATGCTTTGATAACGTTTGCGAATTTGAGCCTCCGCCCTTATTCGCCCTCTCCATTATTTCTTTTTCTGTTTCTAATTGCTGAATTAATCTTTTAACGAACCACTCTCGTAGTCCGATTGGGAGGTTGTACGCTTCCGTGAACGACCAGCCTCCGTTATATTTTAGAAAGAAAAACTGCTCATATATGTTTTGCATATACTCATCGGTCAGGCCAAAAAAAGTCCGCAGTCAGCGGCACCTCCATGTCCTGCTCATAATCACACTCTGCACACGCGAATGTTTGAGTCATATCGACATTTGGGGTTGCTATTTTATAGACCATTCTAAGATGTCTAGCATCCATGGACGGCATATTGTCGACAACATAATTTATATTAGGCTGTTCGGTATTACCGTTAACCGAAGTTACAATTTGTTTAAGCTGTCTTGTGACTGCGTTCTCATCTCTCCGTTTCTTTCTAGCGTTCTCGACCTGCTGCAGTAAAGCGCGCTCGTCGGCGCCGTTTAAGAGACGGAAGCCAACTTCTACTTTAGATTTAGGTAACATGGTTGTAAATGTACCATCTTCGTTGCGTGTTGCGTCAGTACTCTTTAAGTCTTGTCCGCTATAAACAAAAGTGTCGTTTAGATCGAACGAATATTCTTGCGTTTCCGAACATGACGGACAAGCAATCTTTGTGTTGTACTCATTTCCATATCCCGAAACGCGTGCTGATATTAGAATAGCATTTCTATCTCCAACCAACAAAGTGTTTGGGTCTACATTCTTGTCAACAATGATGCTAGAGATTACTCTCTCCAAGGCAATTCCCTTTTTCAAGAGAGCCCTCGAAGTAAGGATATCTTCCTCTTTAGCGGTCATCTGCTTGACTTCAATTGTTTCCTGATCGTGCAAAGGATGGTTCGGTCCATAGAACGCGCCCTTGGACGGAAGTTCTACGAACTCTGTAGGGACTACAAAAGAGAACGGATTATCGCCCTGATTTTGCGTCATTGCTTGCGGAGGGAGCGGTGCTGGTTCAGGAGTAGTATCACCCAGCCCCATCCGATCTTTATTTCTTGACAATATACACCTCTATTTGGTTGTCGTTATTAAACTTTGAAGAATTCGCTGCCACCAGAACCGGCCACTGCAACCGAAGGTCCAGCAGTCTCGACTCTTGCCCAGTCATACTTAAGAGTGACAGATAATTCTGTAAGATCATCGCCACCGTATTCAAGGTCACCGTACTTAACTTCAGTCATAAACGAGTTCCAAAGAGTCCAAGTCTCAAGGGGCTTTCCATTAGAATCAATCTGAGTAATGATGACTGTTCCGAGGGCGCCTGCAGCCTTAGCCTTAGACATCGATGAGAGAGCGTTAGTATCAGCGGGGGGAGCATATCCTGATTGTACCACAATGTCAGAAAGAGTTGCAGTCATATCTGGATCAACAGGATCAACGAGTGTGATAGCAACATCATTCCAAGTAACAGAACCGGGGTAATAGAATGTGTGATTTAGGTATTTGTGCTCTGCGGCGGCAATTGCGAATGACGGTTTGCTGACTGTCTTAGCATACCACATCACAGCGCCACCAATGGACGCGGCAACACCTTGAAACTCTACTGTAAATCTAAATTTTCTCTTTGGATCGTTGAGGTTCTTGTCCTCACCGAAGTTTGTTGACCAGAATGGCATAGCTAATTACTCCTGTTGATATTCTATTTTAATTAGTGTTGTGGGGGAGTTTTCCCCCACTTTAGTTTTAGTCATCGAACGATGCACCAGTTGATGCAATCACAAAGTCGATGGCAATGTACTCAATAGCACGGGCAGGCTTAATCATGATCTTAGCATACATGATGTTTTGATCGATTAGGTCTGGAGTTGTTGTGCTCTCATCGAGAATCAGCTTGTAATCAGTGATACCAAACTGAACCTTAACATTCGCGAGGAATGGTTCGATAAGTGCCTTGAATCGGTTCCAAGTCGCTTGAACATTCTGTTCGAAGAGAACTTGAGTTGACAGGACCGAAATCTGCTTCTTCAAGTAGATGACAAGTCGTCTGACATTGATTCTGTCGAGGGCCGAGGCTCTCTCTTGGAGGGTCTTCTGTCCGAACACCACGATACCACTTGATGGGAACGAGGCGATTGGGTTGATTCTAGCTTCATAGAGAGTATCGCGATCCTTAGACGTTAATCTCTCGGTGATTCCAGTAACTGGGATGCCAGCCGCGCCATCGGAAAGTCCGCCGCGGTTGAATCCCGCAGGAGCGAACCACACATCAGACTTAGCCTGAGAGCTACCAAGGACACCTGCCATCGCAACAGATGGTGGAATCCAAAGCATGCGACCAGTTTGTTCATCTCTTGTCTGCACCCATGGGTAGAATGTAGCACCGTAAGATGAATCAAGTTGTCTGTCTTTCAAGTTGTTAGCTGCGCTTTGGGCGCCGGAACCAACTCGGTCCTTCTTACTGCTTTGGTAAGACTCGTGTGCTGGTGTGTAGACGTTCTTAAGGTCGATTAGTGCTAGTGCATCTGCTCTTTCCTCACAAACATTAATCATATGACCGGTCAGACCATCGAAAGTCAAGCCCGGAGCAGTCAACATATTCATGTCTATTGCTTCAGGATCTGCAACCGTATCGATTGCGCGCTTCCAAGTATTGTAGATGTAACTGTTAAGTTCTGTACTAGTTCCAGCAGTCATACCTGCGTTATAAACTGGATCTGGTTTTGTAATATCAAATCCATCGAATCCGCCCCAGAATGGTGCAGTGAATCTATCATATCCCTTGATAAGAAGGTCAGTGTATGACGCACTTGTTACACTGAGTCCAGACTTGCGTGAGCCAGAGTTGTAGTACATTGTGCTGGTGCTAGAGAGTCGAACGTCGTCAAGCGAGAAGACGTAAGAGAACCCGTCAAGACCGGTAGCCCCTCCAACTGGATTGTCAGAAGCGGCTGCGTACAACATTCTATGGAAGCCAGCAACGCTAGCGTCAGGAATTGTTGAATCACTTGTTCTTGTGGTCGAGAATCCAAAGTACGCATTTGTTTGATCTGCTAGACCGCCATCAGATGCGGAGAGACGCAGTCTGTTTACCGGGAATTTGAAATGACCCTGAATGAAGGTATAATCATCTAGGTCGCCTGGAATAACACCAGAGCCAGTCAGGTTTTTTGTGCCCAATCCATATACACCATTAATCTTTCCGCTTGCGCCTGTAATAAACGTATTGGTAGCCGGAAGACCGGTCCACGTAGTGTCCTTAAACTTAGGGGGTCCGAAGTAACCGAATGGAAGCAGCGCTTCAAGTCCGCTTGCTCCGCCGTCAACCGCATCGTTCATCTCGACATAGACAAACTTAGACAAGTTGTCATATTCTCCATATGTTTTAAGGCGTCTAGTAGTTGAATCCCACTCAGCATATTTGTCACCGATTTTGCGAGCAATGTAATCCGGTGAGGATGGGTTTAAATTAAGGTTATCAAATCGCTCAAGCACCTGAACTTTAGAATCAGTGTCTTTCAGAGAGCGAAGGACAACTGAGAACGTTCCATAAGGATTCGTCTTTGTATTAGACTGACGGATCTTTTCAATAGAAACTTTAACGTTTCTCTGAAGCCACTCGCCGTGTCCTCGACCTTTCAATCTGAAGAGCTTCTGTGACGCTGGAGGGTAGTAGTCTCCGGGTGCGCCTTCATGCTGTCCGATAAACCAGCCGGCTTTCGCCTCTGGGCGCGGCGAGACACCTTCCATGTTGTGTGGACCAGTGGCCGCTGTATTTGCAATTGGAAGTAGAACACCATAAGATGCTGCACCAATTACATTGGTGCCACCACCGACAAGCGGGACTCCTGTTCCACCGGTAAAGCTAACCACTGTACCAACTGAATCGTGTACACCCAAGCTAGATCCACCTTCAGTTATAGTGGTGTTTCCGGCGGATGTGCCTTTGTTTTGCATCAAGCGCAAAGTTCCAGCTTCTACTATGGCTTTAATTGTTCCATTGTGACCAGTCGAGCCCTCAACAGCAGTTTTTAAAGCTTGTGCAAGGGCATTAGCCGAGCCGGTTGAACTTAGTTTTGGTCCAGTTGCAGTTGTTGCTGGAGCGGTGACCGTTCCAACAGAACGGGCAGCGCCGGGGGAGCCTGACACGAAAGTGTAAGTTTTTGAAAGACCAGCGTGATCAATAATAGTTAAAATTGAGCCTGTTTTGTGTTCTGCTGCCGCGCCGACGATCGATGAAGTGGCGACTGTGCTAAGAGCAACGCTACCTTCAGCGTGGACGCTGATTCCATCACGAAGTTCCTGCTCAAACGTCTCACCCAACCAATATGGCTTATAAGAATTCGCGGGGTAGAATGACCCGGGTGTAGTTGAAAGCTGTGGGTTGGTGTTGAACACCTTTCTAATGAAATTGTCTTGTGTATCATCAAATCCAAACTTAATCTTCTCAACAACAGTAGAGGATCCTGTTATGCTAGAGATCTCAACAGTAAACAAGTTGTTGCTATCTGATTTGATAACCGCACCAAGAGCAGCTGTAGTATTTGTGTATGCTGTGCTTGGGTCACCTCCGAGGGCTCCGGAGAGCCTGAAGGCACTTGAAGAGTTTGCATACAAAACAGCCGCCAAGCTTGCAGTCCCTAACGAGCCAACAGTTCTAAGTGCACTAGAAGACGGGAAAATCCAAAGACCGTAAGCTCCGCCGTTTTCTTTAAGGGTTGTTGCTAGGTTCTTAGTTGTCTTCCAACCGTTCTCGCCGGAGCCAACAGTATAGCTACTGTGCTGCTCACCGAGCAAACGCACAAACGTGAGGGGTGCGACATTTGCGTTCAGGAACGCTTTTGCTGCGTAAGTTCCGTACATTGGAGACTGATAGTTTCCATCTCTGTAGATGTCTCCACCGCCATTACCTGGAACAGTAGAACCAAACATTTCTACGAATTCTGAATACGACTCAACCTTTACGGGAGTCATCGATAGACCACGGGTAGAACGCCCAACGACGACTGGCCCTATTGCATTTGCTGACTTAGGAATGAATGAATTATCAATCTCGTTGATAAACACTCCGGGAGATACAAACTTAAAACTTTTAACTGACATATTATTGCCCCTCTTTAGAATAATCTTTGAATTGATGTCTCAATCATAAATTAAATAGTATTTTGCTTGTCGAAAGGATACACTACTTTTAATAAAAACGCTTTTCAGTTCCTGAAGTGTTTAATCTTCCCACAAATTGAAATTTCCGGGTGGTACTACAGACTCACTGGGGAACTGATATTCCACAAGATTTTCTTCTATAGTCGCAATTGGCGTATCTGGATTATCGCCATCCCCTATCAGATATCCTAAAACGTTAATACTGATTTCAGTGCTGTAAAGCCTGGAATCTTCACCTAATGAAGCTGCGTTGTTCGTTTGAGAAAAGCCTTGCTGTACGAATCCCTCATAAGAATGCCCATTCCTTGTCATAGTAAATGCGTTTATCTGTCCGGTGCGTGTAATGAAAGGAGTCGTCAATTGGTTGATTTGTTGTTGGTATTCAGTCTTAATCGTGATCTTGTATTCTAATTCTACGTATACGGGAATAGGAATCGACACTGTCTGAACGACTATCTTATGATTCTTTCGAGGAAAATATCTTTGTTTAGTACCTCCACTGTTGGTTCGTGTTCCTGAAGCCGCGGCGAAGTTTCTGGTCTTATCTGCAACAATTCTTTTTGCAATCACTATTCTGCCGGGTTGTCCATTCTTTTCTGATGAATACAGGTGTGCTTGGAACGATCCTTTCTTGGCTGGATCCTTTGTGATGTTGGTTCTTTCGATACTGATTAACGGCAGCTTTAATGCTCCGGCATCGTCGCGCAAGTCTTTAGCGTTCTTTACTTGGAATGCTCTTTCGGGGGATTGCCACAAAACAGGAACATTTACATACCCTTCATTAGTTTGAGCAGACAAGTTTAGGTCTTCCTTTAACCAAGAGACCATAGCATAATCTATATCCTCAATTGTAGATGCAAGCATGCCTACCTCTTTTAAAGTAAGGCGTCCCTTGCTATCTTCTGGGATCATAGCGAAATCAAAGTTATCAGGTAGCATCAAAAAGTCCCTTTCTTGCCCTGCGGCATCTTGCAGATAATTCAAAGTCGTAATCTACTTGTCCAAAGAGTTTTCTTTCTTCGGATACTTTAACTATCTCGTAATAATATTCTCCGTACAAAACAAAGTCACCTTCTCGAACATAAAGGTTCTGGTCATCTTCTAAACGCCTGTTATGAAAGTGTACGTTAATTTCCCACGTCTTGTCAATCCCGGCGCCGTCCATATAGTCGGTAGAGAAGTCCGTGTATTCGACTAATGCGTATACACGGATTGGGGGCAGGAATGTTTTTTCAATTGCCTCTCCATATAGATCATGAAAGTCTGTCCTGTCCATATCAATGGGGTAATACAGTATCTGCTGACCGATTACCTTCTCTACAAGCTCATCATTGACCTGTTTTACTAGATCCCGTTCTTTCTGACCTAAAAATAACGGCGGTGGAGGTGCTTTAGGCTTTTTCCATTCATTCGACATCTATAGACTACCCCACAAAAATTGGCAATGGAGTAATTTTAAGCACATTTGCTGCGGCATCACTGACTTCCTGATCCTGCTTGGCAAGTGCTGGGTATTCCATCTCTTTGATCATTTCGACCAACTTATCTCTTAACTGTTGTTGCTCATCCTTCGCTTGTGAAAGAAGTTCTGCGTGATTTAGTGTAACACTCTCACCCGGAATAGGCATAGTGGTAAACTTGCCCCTAATTTGCCCTAACATCTCTTTACAAAGAGCAAGTGCGTACTTTCTAATCCATTGCTTACCCATAGAGTTAATGTTCTTGTATGGAAGGTTGTTGAAAGGGAGCGTATTAACGTTATTAATACCGTTGATGGCCGATTTTGTGTCTCCATCGTCATCAAAGGCACCAAGATCGACATAAAACCGAACCCACACGCGATCGTCGGCGCCATTGAGTCCCCAGTAGCTTGGAGGTGGGTACATGCGCAACTTGTTATTGATGATCTCGTATGAATAGTGAGATGTTCTAGTATAAATCGAGTCTTCATACATAATAGCCTGCATTTTATTCTGCCAAGTGGGGATAACCTCAAATGTTGAGTCATCTGCAAACTGTCCATAGGTTGAGTAATTTCCAACAACCCCTACTCCGCCATAATAGCCATAGAACCTCCACATTGCCCGCGGAGACTTATAAAAAACTTTTGTTATGATAACTCTCTTTCCGTCAACTTTACCGTTGTAATCAACAGCGCCGCCCTTATCATCAACACCGGAAGCAGAGGCATCTTCTATGATTTTCTGTAAATCATAGTCTTGCTTGTTCTTCGATGGCTTAAACGACGCGGAATATTGCGGCGTAGTGCCACCAAATCCGCCGGCGCCGGCTGCAGCATCACCAACACGCCTTGAATAACCCAATGTATATCTTGGATACTTAAGACTTGCATCTTCGGCGCCGGTTAATCTTTCTCCTCTATGATCAAAAGTCCCCGTAGCTTCTCCGAGGACATTAGAGAGAACGTTTTTGGCTTGGTGAAAGTTAATTAAATACGAATATTCTAATACTGCCTCTTCATATGCAGCATAAACGTTGGAAGGTGTTAGCTCAATGTCGACAACATCGCCACCAAGCTTCTTATATACATAAGCTACCTGTGCAGAGGCGCCGCTAATAAACTGGGCTGACGCGGTGTATGCTCCGATAGGCAGAGCACTGGTGACGTCATCTGTTGAGCCCGTTGAAGTTAAGATAATTGCGCTTGTTGTTGATTTTGGCGAGAGGTTGGTCGGCATACATATGTTCTCCTACTCTCTAAATAGTGATCTCACAAACAAAACCCCCCCGCAAAAGCGAGGGGGTTTACAATTATAGTATTAGATTACTATTTCTCTTCTTTTTTCTCTACTTTTTTGACAACCTTTTTTGCTGGTGCCTTCTTCGGGGGCGAAGCAACTGCCTTTTTAGGGGCGGCTGGTTTTGCCTTTGGAGTGGGCTTAGCTGCAGCTTGTCTTTGAGCAATAAGAAGTCTTAATTTGCCTGATTTAGCCATTTATAACTCCTCCTTATTTATCGTCCGGAATGATTGTTCCGTGCAGACGAATATGGATTTTACCCGCTGTGTATGTTCTCTTCGCAGCGCCCGCATCAGTCGGTTCACCAGATGCAAGATACAGGTACTTGCCCTGTAGCTCATCGGCATCATAAGAAATCTGCGAGGATGAACCGATCGTATCAGGTACCTCCATGACTCTTGTGCCAGCAGATCCCGAATAAGTGACGGTAGCGGACGAGTTGAACTGAAGCTCAATTTTAGCTGGTCCACCAGTAGGTGTCTCTAAACACGTTGCCTCTACCAAAGTAACGATACCGCTTTCCATGTGACCCACATACCCAAGGTGTGCAGGCTGCGTTAAAGCACCGTCGACAGAAGCACTATATCCAATGACTTTGCGCTTAATGTCGGGGCAGTTAAGGGGTCCATCAGATGTACCCAAATCGAGAACGATATCTGTAACTACATTTTGCCCATCGCGATGCACTGTACGGCTAACAAGCGAACCAGAGATACCGGTTCCAACGGAGCCGCTGAACGACTGTCCTTCTTTTTCAAGAGCATATAATCTCTTTCTTCCTAATCTTCTTCCCATAATTTAATTTCTCCTTTTATTATGTTATTGCAATAACTCGTCCTATTCAATGATTCTGTCCCAGCCACCTCGGAACAGTATCTTTCTGTGGGCAGTGGCCTCGCCCAAAGGAGAATATTTCAAGCTATAATAAATAGTCTACAAAAAGCTAAAAACGGAAATCTCAAAAACTTACCGGCGAAAAAATTTAAGAGTTTAAACTTATTAAATACAAAAACCCCCCTGAATTAACAGGGGGGCCATGTATAGTAAAGACTATTTAGCTAGATTTAGCTGGAGCCTTCCTCACCTAAGAGTCCGCGAATGACGACGACGCCGTACATATCTGGACGAACCATCTTCTTGGCATAACGAGTCATCACGCCCTTGCGAGGCACGAAGTCTTCTGGTCCAAAGATAGTTGGTGTGGTCTGCAGTGGGACGTAAGGTGCGTATACGTATCCGCTTTCAAGGAAAGAGGATCCGCGACGACCAACGAGAACCACGTTGCGCAGGAAGTAGGGATCGACGATAACGTCGAACTTCTTGCTCAGCGAACCAACGTTGACTGCACCAACGGAACCGGTCTCATCGTCGTGAGTGACGGAAGCACGGAATCCAGCGGTGAATTCAAGGATGTTAGCTGTCTCAGGTCCGCAAACGATGAAGTTTGCACCACCACGCAGAGTCTTACGGTGAATCTGAGCCGAAACATCATTGATTGTCTCAATGAGAGTCTCGTACCACTCAGAAACGGTACCGGTGAACTCAGGAGCAGCAGAAGCAGCACCAAGCTCTCCACCAGTCTCAGCGTTGACGAACAGACCCGGAGCACGAGACCAGTAACGAGTAGCTGCAGTAGCTCCGTTAACAAGGTCGGCAAGGATCTCACGGTCGATTTCGAGAGCAATCTGCTCCGAAAGGATCGAGGTCAACTCAACTTCAGCGTCAAGGTTGTGGTAAGCGTTAAGATCTTGTCCTAACTCTGGGCTCCACTTCGCCTTCAGCTTCTTGGTCTGAGCGGTAACAGCAATGCTGTCCACCTTGATGTCGATCTCAGGGATACGCTCGTTAGCCTCAAGACCAAACAAGTCACCCACAACCGCACCGGGGGCAGAAGTAACAGCATCATACTGATCGCGCACTGGGAACACCAACATATCGATTGCACCAACAGCACCATCGAAAGCACCGGTAGCACCAGCGGTAACGTTAGTACCAACCACGACGTAACGGATAGCTGCTGCAGTTGTAGCTGCCTCAGCTGCCGAAACAGTCTGAGTTAAACGACGAACCTGACCGGTCAGAGTCGTGAATGCAGAATCTGCAGTAACAAGGTTTGCGAGGTTGATAGTGAAAGCACCAAGGTTATCATAGTCGGGATCTCCTGTGGTTGACGAGTCATGCTCATCCTTTTCAATGTCAACAATACCAACCGAAATAGTGCCGTCGGTAAGAGCAAGAAGATCTGGATCAAATTGAATCAGCTTCTTGTTAGCAGCACTAACGTTTCCGTTAAGCAAGAATGTTGCCTTGACCGAAGCGGAAGTAACAGCCTGTGCAATTGTGGTCTCGTTCGAACCCGATGGGGAGCCGAACGCATAACCGCGAGCACCAACAGTACGAGGACCGGAAAGGTCAAACTTGCTTGTGCCGTTGATAAGGTCAACACCCTCTTGGATTTCCTTAGCAACCTGATCAGTACCATAAATGGACTTCTCTTTAACGTTACCAAAGCGATCTGCCGCAGACTGAGTTGTGTCACCAAGATCTGGTGAGTAAACAAAGTCGAGGAAGAAGATGAGTCCACTTGGGAGACTCATCGGCTGAACGGAAACGAGATCGTTTGCGATCAGTCCTGCGAATACACGACGGACGATTGGGAATGCGACGGCAGCGAAGCCCTCAACATCACCAGCACCCATTGTGCTACTCTCTCTAAGAAGCTCCTTAGCTTGATTCTCAAGGAGTCGAGCCATGCAGTTCTTTTTTGTGTCAGTCTTCAAGCCTTCGAGAAGACCTGTGCGCTCCCACTTTGTTAACAAAGCGTGACCTTCAGCGCGCATATCACGGTTAACAACACCTTCGGTTAACCTATCTATAATACCAGCCATTTTAAAATACCTCCTAATAATTGTATTTGTATCTTACTTGATACCTGCTAGTTTTTTCATCCGATCCGAAACTGGATCAGATGTTGTGCTCTCATGACGAGAAGCACGGATTACAGAAGAACGACGGCTGATAGCTTCACCCAGCGATTGTGGCCCACGTTTTGGCGTAGACTGCACTGTGCTTTCAAGCGTATCAAAAATTGTACGCGCTTCTGTGACAGAACCAGCATTTGAAATCGCTTCGACAATTTTTAACTTTTGTCGCTCATTCAGGGAGGTATTTCTAAGAATACGGTTCGTGTATAGTAAACGAGCATTGGACAAGTTGACATCTTGTAGATTTTCTTTTAACTGTCCAACAGCTTGTTCGTAATTTGAGAGCTTTTCGCTGAGTTGTTTATTTTCAAAAACTAACTCTTCTTGAGCTTTCTTTAAATCTTCCATTTCTTCGGCTACATCAGTACTACGACGATGTGCCATTTCTTTTTCCATTTGATATTTTGTGTCGTAGGCGCCTCGACCAGCCCAACCGGCTAATTCGGCTCCCATATCGACTGTAAGCTTTTCCATAATCGCATCGACGAGTGAATCGACATTTTCTTCCATGCCCTTCATTGCTTCTTCGTCTTGTTCGCCAGCAGCAGCAGTTTGGGCTGCGGCAGCTTCGCCTTCGCCGGCGCTTCCATCGGAATCTGCCATTTCGCCAGAACCTTGGGGATCTTCGTTGTCATCTTCGGTAATCTCAACTTCATCATCTTCAAGAATTGCAGCTAAATCAATTTCATTGATTTCGATTTCTTCGTCTTCGGAAAGTTCATTTTCTAATTGCTGCACAGCTTCTTGAAGAGCTTGTAGATCTACGTTAAATTCTACCGTCGAGCCTTCATCGGGAGAAGCCCCTATTCCATCGGCTGCAGCTAACGGTACGTCTGGAGCTATGTCAGTCGGCTCTTCCCCTGGGACTGCAGCGTCAACGGGAGGCTCTTCCATTCCTAAATCTGCCATTGGATCAGCCATTGGATCTTCCGCCGCTGGGGCGCCAAGGTCAGCGCTAGCCATTGGGGCTGCTTCTTCTTGTTCTAGAAGCGTATCTAACGTTTGTTTCACTTCAGTGGAATATTTCCTAATAACAGCTGCTTCTGCGTTCTTAAGCGCTGCTTCTTTTAATGCTTTCGCATCGATGATTGCCTCGTTTAACAAATTGGACATCTAAGGTCTCTCCTAAAAAAATAATAATTCAAAATAAATAGTCTTCCGCATATCAAAATGCCTTTTTTTGGCGCCAACAGCTACTGGTTCTGGTCATATTCCCAAACAGAGGTTGCGACCACTGTACCGGGATCAGTTGTTGGGTTGATTTTTATACCTACGATATCACCAGAAACTGGCCATGCTGCGGCATCAGTGAATGTAAAGACAAAACTTGTGTCGACTGCTGAGCAGTTAACTGTAATTGCTTCTGCGGCGGTGGCGCTAACATTCGTTGTGCCGTTTGACGCGGAGTGAAGTGATACTACTGTGCTGCCCGGTGGTCCGGCAAGCGATCGGACTATTACTTTCACTAATTTACCTGGGTATGGGGCAACCATTTTATTGTTCCCGCCGGCTGAGGTATCACCGCCATTTGAATCAAATCTAACAAAGCGCGCGGTGGTATCTCCAAAATTCATTTTGTGAGTATGCATATATAATTGTCGAGCGCGCAAAGAACCGGACACATAAGCATCTCCAGAGCCACTAACATAGAATGCTGGGTTTGCGTTGTCGCTTTTTGCCTGAATGAGCATATTTGGATCTGAACCACTGACATTGAGTTTCGCGCCGAAATACGCCGCTCCAACTACTACTTGCCCGGAGCCTGTGCACGCTAAAATAGTTTCGTGACCGGGAGTCTTTATAAGCAACGGCACAGAGTTGTCACTAGGTCCTCTGATTTTAAGCATAACTCCGGTGCCTACTTCTTCATTGCCTAATTGAAGTGTACCGTTGGTAACATGAAATAAGCCTTTGGAGCCAGAGATAGCGCCGGCGACATTCAATTGTCCATTCGCCAATTGTAATAAATCAGGATCTCCAGCAGTACCAATCAGTGCGTTTGTATCAATGATAATTCCCGGAAGAAAGGCACTAAAGCCTGAGCCTGTGATAGAACCATTTACTTTGAGGTCTCCGTCGGCTCTTATCGCTGATCCTGTTATACCGGCAGAAGAAGACATGACTCCCGCAACACTTACTTTGTTGGCCGTCAAGGTCATTAAGTTAGTATCACCCGTAATACCAATCGTTTTGCCAGTGTCAAGCAACAGAGAGCGACCGGCGAGATCAGTCGAGGCAGTTAAGGCGCCTGCGACTGTTACGGTGTTGGCAGTCAAGGTTACAAGGTCAGTGTCTCCGGCAATACCGATTGCTTTTCCAACATCAAGTATTAGCGAGCGACCAGCGAGATCAGTCGAGGCGGATAACTGTCCCGCCACTAACAGTTGGTTGTTATTTAATGTCAGTAAATTTGTGTCCCCTGTTGTTCCTATGACTGCGCTGGTGTCTAGTTTAATACCTGCAAGGTTGGTCAGTAGCCCGGAGCCTGTTATATTTCGGCTGGCATCTACAAAGTTAACGTTATTGATTTGAATGCCTCCAACGACATCAAGAGAACCTAAAGCGCGAGTTTCAACACCGTTCGAGCCGTAACTAGTAAGATTAGCCAACGTATCGATGGCTCCTTCAATTGTAGTTTCTGTTGTGGCATCAAGAGAAGCAATGTTGGAAAGTTGTTTTGTTACAGTCAAAACTTGGGAGCCACCTACATTTAGCGCAGCGCCCTGGATAGCGCCGGATCCGGAAACAACGCCGGCAACAGTTAATTGATTATTAGTTAATGTTAATAAGTTTGTGTCTCCGGCGGTACCAATAATGCCATTGGTGTCAATTCTTAGACCAGAGCCTTGCAGCAAGCCAGAACCAGAAACAGTAGCACTTGTTATAGCGCCAAGTGTGGAGAAAGATCCAGCAGAAATGCCAGCGGAACTGGAGACCGCAACTGATGCAGTGATAAACGAACCAGAAACAATAAATCTTTGTTGTGCGTTTGTCTTGATAGCTACGAAATCATTTTCAAAGTCAATCTGGGTATCAGTTGGATCGCTTTCAAATTGGATGTCCCCACTCTGTTGTTTACCTTTTTTGGTATTATATGCCATTACTTTAATTCTCCGTTATATTAAGTATCTGTCAGGTGCCTTTGCTGCCGATTAACCACCAGTTTTCGCCATCCGACTGTAGTGTTCTTGATGAGTAGTTCATCTTTACGTCCATCCTGTTATTGATATCTATGCTGCCCTCTTCACTCAGAATAGTGAGAGTATTAGATGTTATCTTATATTTGTTAGAATCTGCTTTTTTTATTATTATAACTCGGCCGACGTTATTACAAGCCGGCGGAACTTTAACCGTCATCTTGTTTTTTTCTGTGTTGCACAAAATAGTATAATCACTTAATTTAACCTCATAAACCTTATCGGTTGTTTTAGTTATATTGTGAATCACAGAACCCCCGCAGACAAGCGAGCCTTCGACGTAAGCAGTATCTGCTCTAATTTTTCCTTCTATATTAAGAAGGGCTGCAGCAGAGTCAAAAGTCAATTTTGGAGAAGCTTCAAACTCTGAAGCTCCTTTAAACTGGATTTGGTTTTTGTTGCCGGCAGCGTGTGGTGACCTAGGTGCTATGTAATTCTTATACAGGTTGGCTAAGGTTGTACCCTTGGTTGCTCCCTTCGACACGTCACTTACAATTAAAATGTCGTTATCAGCTAGATTTTGTCCTGCTGTGTTGATTGGTTCTGTTTTTGCAGGATCAATCATTAATTTTTTGCTTACGTGACAGAGTCCCGATTTGATCCCAAGAGAAAGCTCAAGCTGGTTTTCATCGCACTTTAATCCATCTCCAAAGTTTAACTGAAGTTGTCCGCGAATATCTTGGAGCCCAGAACCATATTTAATAAAGTTTGCTGGTATTGTTCCAGCGAACCGGTCTGGAGGAATGTTTATAGTGTTTGATGCGTCTCCTTTAAGAGTTGTAGATTCAATAGTGTGGACTCTCAACGTTTTGCCATCAAAAGTAAAATTGTGGTGAGAGCGTGAGCCTACATCTTTATCGCAAATCAAAATACTATTATGAGAGCCGCCTTTTATATTAGTAATCGCCACATCTTTCATAGTGGCGCAAGGACTTTGTGCGTCTGTATCATAAAAAACACTCGCACTTATGGTGTTTTTGAAAATCTTAATGCCGCCGATTTCTTGATCCGCATGTTGATCGACCGAGCCCTCGACGATACCCTTAAGTATATTATAAGCCATAGCTTCTCCTAACACTCTAAATAGTTTTTCACATTTAAATAGTATAAAAAAAAGGATGCCCCCACAAGGAGGGCACCCAAAGAGATTCAACAAAGTTGAAAAACTTGTATCACACGAGTAACCAGGAAGAGGTTAATGCGTAGACCATCGAAACCGCACCGCGAGCCGACTCAAGAACAATAGAGTTCAAGCCATCAATGGTGTGGTTACTTTGGCGAGCAATGTTACAAACACCAGCTGTACTGTTCTTGATGTGGACAACATCACCGATAGCGGCATCGATTGGAAGCTTCACAGAAGCTCCAGCGTTACCAGTCAGATAGTTGTAACCTTCAGAAAGAACGTCAGTGACATCGCTAACCGGGGTGACTGCACCAGCGTCTGTGGAAAGAACACCACCGGAAGCCGAGAGACCAGCACCTGCAATAGCAGCAGCGTAGTCAACAAAGCTTTCTTTAGCAAGTGTACCATCAGCATTCAAGAAGAGCAATGTCTCACTTGCAACTGCGGCAACACCAGCGACGACGTTCGAACCAGTGATCTCAAGAGCATCACCAGTAACAGCAAGACCACCGTTGTTTCCAACGTTAACAGCAAGCTGGTTTGAAGCCTGAACCAGACCGCCACCGGCAATATCAGTACAGAAGGAAGAGATGTTTACGTTTTTAACCGTACCATCACGACCGTCGTTAAAGAAAAGACCGTCAGCAGCAACATCAAGCGCAGTATCAGCAGTAATAGCAGACAACTGCACAGTTCCGCCGGCAACTAAAGCGCCGCCTGCAGAAACAGTAAACTTGGCGTCAGCCAAAGATAAGCTGCTGCCGAATCCACCGGTGATGAACATGCCAGGACCGATTACGATCTGACCTGCGCCACCAGCGCCGGACCCAGAAAGGACACCTGCGGTTGAAACAGCAAATCTGCCATTGGCAAGAGTAGCTGAAGAACCGAAAGCACCAGAAAGAGCACCGACAAATGCCACACTAGCAACATTTTGAATTGCTTTTCCGGTAGAAAGAATCGTAACACCCTGCTGAGTAATCCCACCATCCGTACGAACTTGGCCAAACTGAGCAAGTCCAGAACCTGAAATTGTTGTGCAGTTCTCAATAGCACGACCAGATGTGATGGTAGATACGTTGTTGATCTTGAGACCTTGAGCAGAATCGATACTACCTAAGAACTCAAGCTCGCTGCCGTTAGTACCAGCACTTGCAAGGTTGGCAAGAGTGTCGATTGCTGTTTCGATTGTAGCTTCGGTTGTTGCATCCAAAGAAGCAATGTTCTGAAGCTGACGAGCACTAGTGACAATAGATGTACCACCAATCTCGAAGCTACCACCATCGATAGCACCGTCGGAATCAATTGAACCGAAAACCGCCTCTCCAGAACCGGATACAACACCCGCTCTAGTGATTGATGCTTTCTCAGTATTAGCGTGGTTACGGACTTTGATGTCACCTGCATCACGTGTAAGTGATCCGCTAACAATAGCGTCACCTACTTGAAATTTATAAGCCATATTTAAAAACCCTCCATATTATAGTTTTTTATTATGATATAAGCAGCATGCAGCTGCCCATATTTGATCGAGGACATAAGACCTCGTCGTTCTTTAATTAGTGCGGTGAAGAGCTTAAATTTTTAGAAGATAAAGTATTTGCTTGCGCCGTCGCAATAAAGGTGTACAGAAGCATTAGATGACTCTAAAACTACTTCTTTTTGTCCTTCAATTGTATCCGAATCTGCAGACCCCGTAATCGTTACATTGTTGTTTGAGGCGTTTCCGCCCTCGTCTTTTATGATCCAAGCTTGCCCATCAAGGGCGGAAGCGGCCGATGGTAGCGTTAAACGCAGGGTGCCAGATGAGGTGTCTACTCCAATAATATAATCTGAAGTTGTAACTGTATAGTTGGCTGTTTTACGTACTCTTTTGTGAATCACTCCCCCACTGAGGTGGCTGATTCCGGAGACATGCAGAGGATGTGATGGAGCAGTATTGGCGCCGATAGTAACACTGCTAGTGGTGAAAGCGGTTGTGCCGTTTAACTGCGTAAAGATTCCGCCGAGACTACTGATTCCACTAAGCTTCGATCCATCACCATAAAAATATGAGGCTGATATATTTAGGCTCGCAGACACTTGCCCAATGACGGTAAGTGCACTACCGTTAAATGTTAAATTGCTCTCGCAAATTAAGTTATTGGCATCTCCACCAACGTTTGTGACAATTGCATTATTCGTTGCATTAGAAACGCGAGGAACATTAATAATATTAGCGCCGTCGGAGGTGCTTAAATTACCAGATAAAATAGAATTTTCATGAAGGGTTAAATCATGAGTGACCAGTCGATCCGGGAGTACTACTGTTCCAGATAAATTGTTATACGCCATTTGTAGTGCCTCCTATATTAATTAGAAGACAAACCAGTTGGTCCCATTGGAATATAAACTAATTGCGGGATTTGAACCAGTTAAAGTATAGCTTCCACCACCATCAATCAAATACGAGCTTGCGGCGGCGCCTGTAAGTTTTATATTGGTTCCGTTAGTATGTCCGACTTCATCTTTAAATAAGAGTATGGCGCCGGCTTTATAAGTCGCTGGCGATGGAACTTCAATTTCCACGCTACCTGTAGAGCGTACACCGATAATATAACTTGGAGTGCTGGCTGTGTATACCGCTGTCAGTTGTACAGTAGCGGCTATAGATTCATACAGAACGTTCAAGCCTTGGATGTGCACTGCTTTCGTGCTTGTGCTAGCACTTAAAATTGTAGTTGGAGAGGTAGGTCCAACAGTTGTAATAACGAGGCTACCTGTTCTCATATGAGTGTCGTCGTTAGTATTACCAAAGAAAGTCGAGCCGGTCGCATCAATTATTGCGATGTTCTCGTAAACAAGCACACTGGCACTTACTGTGCCGGTGACGATAA